ATATTGGTTGCCAAAGATATCACGTTTACAGAAAATTGTGAAGTTGGCAAGCCAACTTGGTTTGCCGCATACTTGTCTTGAAAAAATGGAAGCGCCAAGCCGCCAAGCGGTTTTATAAATTTCATAGTCAAATCCTCTACACTTTCATTACCAGCCGTAAAAGATTTTCTACCTCCTTCGCTATGCTCAATTGCCTCGAGCATTTTCTTGGGCAGGGTAATGCCCTGCACTTCCAAAAGACCCGTACCGCCCAGTCCTTGTATGGCGATAACCAAGTCGTGACCCTTTTCTACCTTTGTAAATATACCCATTGTTTTTAGGTTATGCTATGTTAAAAAAATAGACCTGCGTTATGCGGGTACTTCGCTAATTTGTGCTGTGCTTTCTCCTGAAAGAACAGAGGTTTGTTGCGTAACTGCGATAGCCCCGTTTACCTGTGTAGTAATCGGAATTGGTTTAATGATCACTCTATAAGAGTAAATGCCATTCTCAATAGCTGCTATCGTATTGATGGTAAGATCATCCTCAACGTAATCATATGGTACATCCTGATCACCTATTATGCGCCAGTTGATGTTTTTACCAGCCTTTATAGCCAATCTTGCCTCATACCTTCCCTCTAAAAGTGCCTCTACTTGGTTTGACCTTTTCAGCCACTCAGGTACATCATTGTTTTTACCCAACATACCAAGGTCTATCGGCTTCAATCTCTGAATTAGATCAATAATGCAGTCACCTGCACTTTTTCGTGACCTAATTTGAGTTTGATCTATAAGCAAGTTTCTGTCGCCAAACACCTTCCATACTTTTTCACCTTCGGATGTTGTTACTCTTCCTATGTAGTTTATGCCTTTCCCATAAACCGAATTGGTAAAATCCTGTATGTTCCCTGCTTCTCTTGGATTCCAAGCAATTGACTTGAAGTCAGTTACAAATCCGAAATCTTCGTTCATTGGAGAGGCTTGCATTGCACGAGTTTTATCAGCCACGTACCGCAAAATAAGATACTTTGTAAACGTATCAATGCCAATGTTTTTGTTTCGGTCAAGTGGCTTTGGAATAGTCGTAGGAACTGCCAAAAACAAAGAACCGTAAAATGTATCAAAGCCCGCTGCAGTTCTAGCGTTTGCTGCAGCTATTGCTTGGGTAAGGTTCTCTACGGGCACAGTTTGAAACTCAGCCTCTAAATCTTGTCGACCGTTTACGTCAATGGACCTATCAAGAGCTTTCAAAAATTCATTTAATACCGCTGCATCGGTTTGAAAGGTGAATATTCTGTTTCCCCTTTCCTCATCATTAAAGCAGTATACCCCACCAGTAGAAGCACTACGATTGCCAATATAATCAGTGGTCGTAATAAGTGTTATGTCCTCAACGCCTCCTGCAAGAGTTTGCACGGTGCCATCGGCAGGTATCTTGTTAGTTATGGTACCTATTTCAATACCATAGGAAGCCAAAGCAGTGTTAGCTTCATCCAGTTCGTCAGTATCTGGATTCTCAGGTAATCCAATCACTATTGGTGCTGATGGAAAAGCGTTTGACTCTGGTACGCGCACGTTGATGTCGACAAACCCTGTGCCCTTTGCGGCAGACACATCTACTGTGATCTCTATACCGTTGTATCCAGCTCCTACCTCCGTAGCATTAAATACAACAGAGTCGGTGCCTACTGTATAGGTAATTGTTGCTTTTGTACCTACTATTGTGCCTTTGTCGGCTTGGTCGGTAAGATGATTTACCCTAGCGTGAATAATTTTTACGCCACCATCCAGCATGTGAATCAGCTTATCTACATCGTTATTGCCTGGCAAACTTCCACCACGCTTGAGTAGAAATTGTTCTTTCGTTGTAAACAATTCTGGGTTGCCATTCACACCCCGCAAAGAAGGTGTAGCGATGAGGTAGGCAGGCTCATCTGCTTTAATTTGTGGTATTCCACCGTCCTCTATGGTGTATGATACCTGCAAATTTCCTTTGTTTAATGCCATTGTATTAAATTAATTTATGGTGAAACAATGTCAGGATCAGTTGATTCCTCATCAATAAACCCTCTTACGCTTGTTATTTTGGCAATATCTTTTTCCTTTATTTTTTGCAAATACACGTCTCTTACCTTATAGGTCATTTTTACTTCGTGTTGATCTGCTATAGTCAGGACAATATCGTCCATGTGTTCAATCTCAAAATCTATGTCAGTTGTTTGCGAGTTTGCAAAATCATAGCTGCTTATTTGGGTAATCTCTTGGTAGCCCAGTGCATCAGACATAACCTCAATCATTGAGTCAAGGGCGATTACGTTTTCAGCTTGCAGGGTTATTAAAAATATAATATTCCTAGTAGCATCTGGGTAGGACCTTCTATTGAAATTAGACCCTGTATCTTCGTAATCTCTGCTTTTGCCGCCAATGGTACCCTTTTCAATGGCGGCAAGGGTAATGAATATGGTGCCATTGTCTGTATCACCTTGCTCTTTTACAGGCACCATTGGCACTACCTTTATAGGAATAATGCCGCTTTGCCTTATCAACTCAACCTCAGCGTCTACCTGTGCTGAGGTTTTGCCAGCAACGTCGGGGTATAAGCCTTTGGCAATCAGCTCGAGCCTAATGGCTTCATAGATGCCCCAAGCAATGGAACTGATATTAAGGTTTGGGAATGCGGTTTGTGCAATAAACTCCATACTCCAAATTTAATACATATTTTCTAACCTATTTTTTAGCTTATGTAATCCAAAATAGTTCCGCCTTACATCCTTTTTAATTAGCTCCATTGATGAGCGCCATAATGGACGTGCGGGTATGTTTACTTTTGTGGAGCCATACTCAAGTACGGTTGCTATCAGGGTATAGCTTGTACCATACTTTGACTTTGCTTGTGGGTCAATAAATATAAAACCTTGCTTATGACTAAGCACTGTACTTAGAATTGATTTTAGGTAGGTACCAGTTGCCACGAACATTTTTGAGCTATGTCCAAGGCTGACTTTGTTTTGTAAGTATGTTTGATCTAGTGGAGTAAAACCAAATGACTGGGAGTTGATTCGTTTTTTTATAAGTTGCTCGCCCTTCTGGGTTATTTCGTTTAGCTCTTTGTATTGGTGCTTTACTATTTCCCTTTTAATGTCAATAGCAAGATTACTTATGTTTCCTACGGTTTCAACTTTTATCATTTGTCAATGGCACTGATGTCTTTATTTAGTTTTTCAAATGGAATACGTACAACGTTATACTCGGCATTGGCTTGATTGATAGTTGATTTATTGCGGGTAAGTGGATTGATATTGTTTACCTTGTAGGTTTGACCGTTTATTCTTATAAGCGCCTTGCCCTTTTGTGCCAACACGAAATCATTTACAATACCTTGATCAAAATCACCTAAGCCATTATCACAAAATTGCCTCCAGTCCACATCAAACAAGCCTTCGTTTTCATCTATAACCCCTGCCGTCTTTTCCTCCACACGATTATCTTTAGACTTGACAAACATCACATTACCAGTAAGATTATACACTGTCGTGTTTTCTGATGAATCAATACCCCTTACATCCACAACAGTAGTATAAATAATCAATTCAACGTTGTCAGCACTAAAAAAATCGTTGGCAAAGCGCATTGCACTATTGAAAACATCATGTATTGACATTGAGACTTTCTTTTAACATTTATAAAAAAACGACCTAGGCGCTATAAACACAGTCTTTGAGGTTTTACTTACGCTACCACTAGTGCATTGGGCAAGTGTTAAGCCCATTGTTTTGGCTTGTGTGCACATTTTTTTCATACACTTAGATAGCAAATCTTTGCCATCAATTGATGTGTTGGTTTTTAGCTTTATCTTGCCCGTGGTTGTCTGCATCTCTTCAATATTGCCCTCAGCAACATTTGAAGCACTGCCAGTAGATTGATCGGTAATGTATTGATCAAGTATAAGACACTCGGTATAATAGCTTATGAGTATAATTTCTATTGGCGTATAGTTATCCTCGTCATATAAATCAGGAGGATTTAAAGCCTCTTTTTCTAAAGGCTTTTGTAAATTTATAATTGCATCCTGTTTGTACGACTCAATTAAGTCATCGTTTTCGGGCGACTCTTCTAAAAATGCTAAATCTCTGTATACACGATTTTTTACAGATAAACTCATTTGTCATTTTCTTTGGTTGACTTCTTAGCTGTTCGCTTGTCCGTTTTCGCTTCAGGCTTATCTGGCAATTCTTCCACCAGTATCAAAATGCCTTTGTCGATATATTCTCTTACCAAAGGGCTATTGGGCAAGTCCTTTACACCATCGCTATGACTAATAGCAACACCCGCTTTATTTATGCGGGTGTTGCTATGTTGTTTTGCAATTTTAACTCTAAGCATTTTGTTCTTCTTCCTCAACTGGTTGTGGTTGCAATAAAACATCATTTACATACTCTAACCTACTGGCTTGATTAGTCGAAAGATTTTGGCGCAACTTTCTTTGTGCCTCTGAGTTGAACTTTGCCAAGCCTTCTTCAGCTGTATACTCGGTGAGTACTCCACGTCTTACACCCTCCACGATGTACTTTGTGTTTTTCAAGCACTCCACAAGCGCCAAAGGTTTGGTGTTTAAGAGTGTAGCGTCATTTTGCGGACAGTAAAATATTTGCGCACTCGACTTTGGGTTGAATGTTACAAACACATTAGTTTTGTCCAGCAGTCTAGGATGTACCCTAACCTTTCTAAGTTCAAGTGATTGCTTTAATGCCTCGCCCTGATCTTCGGCTTTTTCTGGCATTGGCGCTTTTTTGATCGTTTTCTTGGTGCTTTTTTTTCGGGTTACCTTTTTGGCTACGGCTTTTTCTTCAGTGCTGGTCTTTTCTTTTGACTCAGTTGTTTCTTTATTATCTTCCATTTGATGAATTGTGAATTTAATAGTTATAGATAATAGGCACACGATTCATTCATGTGCCTATGTGTTATCAATCGTTAAGCTACCTACTGCTAGTTTTCATCGAAAAATGACTGGTCAACGAATCTGTCATAATCCATATAATCAGGAAATGGTAGACTTGGATAACTCACGGTTGCATTAATCCCAACTGCTGCAATTCGTTTACGCTTGAAAAACTCCGCTACAAAGCTGAAAAATATTTCATTTGTTTTGTTGCGCGAATTACGTTCTTCCTCCACCACCATGTCACCCAATTCACTAATGCTGAGTGCTTCATTACTATCAAGTAATATGATAGTATCAGCTGGTGGCAAGTGCTGGGTGTTTTCGAGGTCCACTATTCTACCCGCTAAATTTTCAATGTTTAGCGTGCGTGTTTCCCCGTTGTATCCGCGATATTCAGGAATAGCAGAAATCTTTACCTGATCTTTTACACGCGTAATCATAATGTTTGGTCTTAGACCAAAAGCTGTCATCAACTGAACAACTCTCTGTATATCTACCATCTGCCAGCCTATTGCAGGATTCTCCACGCCAATGGTTGGCATAGACTGGTCAATAAGTTGATTTTTCTTGTCGTATGCGGTTTCGCCATTTACAATTGCGGTGATTGCCAAGGCGTCCATTTTTTTATCTTTGCCTCGGTTGATGTTTCTAAAGTGCTCACCCAATTGATCAATTGTGCTTTGCTCCAATAGTTCATCGGTAATTCTAGCACCAGTGGCGAACTCCCTCAGTTCAATTCTTTTCTGATCAAAAAACACTTCTGACCCAATGCGAATATCTTCTGCCTCGCCACGTTCTGCCCATCCGTCTAACCCTTCACGAGTGTATGGAACAAAAGTATTGGTACGGTTTTGAGCTGGGAAGCTACTGCCTCCCGTCCACATGCTCCATTTGGGCATGTAATCGCTATCTGCCCGAATGATCTCCAAATACACTTCTGGTATAAGGAAATTAAAGACTGGCGCGTAGTCGCCAACGGTGGCGCTAAAAAGCTTTTTGTCTACGGCAAAAGCTGAGAAATGATACTTTGTATAGTCAATCAACATGTCTTTTAGCTGAGGTACCGTAAATTTACCAGCCTGATTGCCTGCAAATTTACGGTATAAGCTACCGAACGTGTGACGCTTGAAGTTGATGCTAAAAACATCCATGAAAAATTCTTCTACGGATTCAACTCCGTAATACATGAAAATCGCATCTTTTAAAGACAGCTTGTGCCCTCCAACTTTAACACCGTCTTTTTCGGTGCTTGGGTTTCTGGCATCCATCAAAAATTGAATGAAGGACATTCCTTTGGCATGTGCTCCGTTTTTTTCGTCTATTTTTGCTGGATCAAAGCTAAAAGACTCAAGTACAAACTTCTTGATATCCGCTTTTGAAACAGATTCAACGGACTCGTCAAGTTGTTTTTTATAGTACTTACTTAATTTTTGAAATGTAAATTTCATCTATTTAGATAGTATAAAGTTCTTAATTATTTTAAAATCAATCTTGGTTGGCGCTACTAGGGCACTTGTACAGGTGTTGCCAACCTTGCGAGTAACACAGGGTTGGTGGAACCCTTAACTACTTGGAGACTTGACCAATCGCCAGAAACTGCGGTTTCTACTTCAGTCAGGTAGTTAGGCTCTACTGGTGTTGTATCAGTCTGCTTCACAAGAGTACCCGCTGTGATTGCAGCACCACCCGCTGTAATTGCGTTGATCTCATCTACATGATAAACCTTTACCGATACCTCATCGCCATCAACAGCGCCTTGATCTACATCGCTAGGCTTTGGCTTTGCCTTGGTGTATATCTCGCCAAATGGGATAACAGCCCCATCAGTTGATTTACGTGGTCTAACCTCATTGTCTACGCCAGTTAGTACTAGCTGTTGGGTTGGGTAATACCTAGTACCTACTGGATCGGCAGCGGCTTTTCTAAGGACATAAGAACGCGTTACAACATTGGTGTTGTCCATTCTAAACGGCTTGTAACGCTTAACATCAAAGTTTGGTGCACCGAAATCGCTCATTTAAATAATCTTTTAGAGTTTTTTAATTGTTTTACTTGGCTGCTTCCTAACCTAGTGCAATCTTGCGTTCTAGGTCATCCAGTGCCGTTTGGTGGCTCTTACTTTGATTGAGGCTTGTTTCATCACCATCGCCACCCTTGTCGTGTGATGAATAAGTAATATGGTCAGAACTACCGCAATTATTGCAAACAGCCTGTGGTAGTTCTGATCCAAACTTCACATTAAATGTTTGCGCAAAGGCGTTTAGTTCTTCGTTGTTTGCTTTTGATATAAGACTTAGGTAAGCCTCATTTGGCGTATCTTCTTCTTTTAGAGTTGCGTGGTAAGCTTTTTTTACCGCATCTCTTTTGCTCTCAATTTCTTTGTTAGCCTCAGAGATCAACCTTTCGTTTTCAACCTTAAGGGTTTGGTGTTCTTCCTTAAGCTTTTCAAACTCACTCTTGATAGACTCATTGGCTTTTGCCTGTTCGTTGCTGGCATCAAGTTTAGCCTTGTAATCGTCGGCAAGACTGGCTTTTTCTTCGGTTTCTTTGAGGTGTGCCTCTAGTTTTTTAAAGACTTCCTTATTAACCTCGCCACCAGTAACGATTATAAATTCGCCTGCACCAGACTTCAATGTTAAATCCATACTTGGTTCTTTTGGTTTAATTACTTGAAAAGTATTACTATGGCTTGCAATATACTTATTATTTTTGTTATACATTTCTGTAAATTCTCCAAGCGTACCCTCTTCGCGTGCCTGAGTGAAAATATCACTGGTAACCATTTCCATATCGTAGGGTACGCCATCAATGTCCAAGATTTGGCTAGTATCGTCGGCACCATCGTAAACTATGCTTAATTCGTCATAGAAAAGGATATTGGTAACCTCCCAAGTTACCATCTTGCCATCTACATACTTACCAACCCAATAGTAACTGTATACCCAGTCACTTATTTCATCTCCATATTTGTCAAGTAAATTTGGGTGGCTACGTTCAGCTTCAAACATAATACCCACGCTGAGGCTTTGTAAGTCTGGCAAGTCTCCCGATAGCTGCTCTACAAGTTCGGGGTAAAGCACCTTATTAATTCTTAGTATGCCATTTATGCCCGCTGGCACCGTAATGCCATTTGATTCAAATGCCTTTTTGTACTTTGGCATAAGTACCCTACCTCGGTTATTCTTTACGCTTACGCTGTGGTCTAGCTGCAAAGGTCGGTTGTTGAGCATTTGCGTACTCGCTTTCAGCACTCCCTTTCTTCTGAAATCCGTTGCCCTGTAAGTTTCTTTTGCAACTATGACTTGGCTCAGTGCCCGCCCTTCTCTATAAAAATATCTATCCTCATCGCCAGCATTAAAAGCAAAATGCTGTGACTTGAATGCTTTTTTTGCAGCATCATCAAGTTTATAATACTCGGCAAGCTCATCCACATTTTGAAAAGCGGGCTTTTGCGTATCTACGCCACAAAATCTGTTACCAGAGTATATTGATTTTATTATTGCCATCTATCTTAATTTTTCGTGTAAAATACTATGCCTGCAAAATCTGCCGAAAAACTTCCTGTGTTATTTCCTACAAATCTAAGTTCATTCAAGGCATTTGCGCTGTATGTTGCATTGTAATTTGAGTATAGGGCATCGTTGATTGTCCACGCCCTACTACTATCACCAGCCCCACCACCAAAAAACGGAAAACTTCCTAAGCCATAGAGTACATTCTTAACATTTGTCGCAAGCAAAACATTTTGCACAACGGATGTATTAGGCAAATTTTGAACAACTCCTGTCATGTAAATCACATCGCTACCGTTTGGTGTAGTCCTTCCTGTATTGTATTCTGAAGTAATGCTTGCGCCACTTAAGTTTAATATACCTTTTGTGGCACCAGTTTCAATATTGGATATATCATTTTCAATGTCTAATATATCTTGGAATATATCTAGTATATCGCCTTCGTTTACAGTTACCCTACCGTCCAAAGCATTGATCAAAGCTTGTATAACCACGCCCTGATCAGCGCCCAGTATTTTAGTAGGGTCATTAGTAGTCAGATTGTTTACAATATCAGACTTGTTTGCCTTGTCATTTTGTAGGATAGTTATATTGCCCTCATTTGCTGTTACCCTGCCGTCCAAGGCAGTAATAAGCCCAAGTATAACTACGCCTTGGTCAGCGCCCAACGCTTTGGTGGGATCATTTGTCACGAGATCATTTACAATGTCTACAGTTACTTTTTGCCAAGCCCCCCAAGATGTGCCATTATAATATCTTGTAAATACCTCATTTGAGTTTATGGCATCAGTAGCACGTTGAGTGAAAAACTTACCATCTACGGCAAAGACCTCAAGCAAAACAGGGTTTGTTTGCCCAGCCGAAAAAGGTGGGGCATTGAGGGCAGGGTAGGAGTCACTATAAATTATGCCATCCGTTTGCTCATCGTCAAAAGCTGTGATACTTTTGTTTAGGGTTGCGTTGCGTTTGAAGTTTTTGGCTTGAACTTTTGTGTAGTTAACCCCTACCTGATCTAAGCCAGTACAGTTTATTGGCAACTCCAGTATGCCTAATAAAACCTCGTCCGTACCAAGTGTCGCGCGTATGGCATCAGGATCGGTTATGCCTAGTGTGTCGACTGTTTTGTAAATTGGGGCATTACCGCCAAACACAAGTATTCTACTATGTTGCAGAATGATTGCATCAATGCGTGGCGTGGCATTGGTTGGCTGTATCTCAATGGTTGGCATTGAGGCATCTGTTTCGGCAATGTACATTCTTTGCTTGGTGATAGCCAAGCCATGTACTATTTCTTGATTTATCGGAGCTGTATCGTCGACAAACTTAAAACCGTTTCCCATTTCTAACTTTAGAAACAAATCGGATGGCGGCACTACTGGAAAATCATACCCAGCATATACACCCTCATCCAGATACGTTTGCCTCTGATTAAGTTGAATGGTACCAGTTGATTCAAATGTATGGTATACGCGTCTAAAATCAGTCATTAGCTATAATTAATTGTCCACCCGTATGAACTTTCTAAAGTATCTATTTTAATAATCGTTGCAGGCGTTGGCATTGCGTTGTTTAGCCCAGCGCTTAAAGTTGTGTTGTTGGATACATCTAGCGATTTGCCAGTATCATTTAAAAACTCATCCCCTGCCGTTTGTTCTGCATTGAGTATATCAGATATTATCAAATCAATGTTTGCCTCTGACAAGTTACATTTTCTTAGGTCTACGGCTATCAGGTTTTTAAAATTAGAAAGCACTGGTATTATAACACCCGCATTGTTGCCAGGGTTAAAATCACCTAACACATTTGCTTGTAAATATAATGCATTAAGGTTTGGCAAATTATTGAGTGATATTGCGTCACCTACCACGCTACCTATATTTGCACCTTCTGCCGTAATAGATTCTAGCAATGGGCAGGAATCTATATTTATACTTTTCTCGCCTATAAATGTAATATCGGTAAGCACGGTAAACGAGACAATTGATGCTGGTGTTGTTTGCTTACTTAGGGTCAGTTTTTCAATGCTGGCAATGTCAAGGGTATAGGCACTTTCTGCACCAGTGTTTATACCTATGAACTCTTTAAGGTTTGAGGTATTGGCGATGAAAGCTTTTTGTGATGGGTCATCTAACCGAACCTCTATAAGTCCCGCATTCGTGAAGCTAGTAAGGTCTATTGTAGCGCCTGTAAAGGTTATGTTTAATAATCTTAAAATAGTTGTATTCAAAATCGTTACACCGTCGAAAAATGCGAAACCATTTATTGAATAAGTCCTAATTATAAACTCCAATTCAGTACTATTTGCAGCCAATGTATCGACAGATAGCGTGCCAACACCCGAAACATCTACCTTTTTCATATTCTGATTATTGCTGATGGTTACATTTGCATCATTGGCAACTAATACAGCTTGTTCTAGTTGGGGGCAACTAGTAACGTTTAATACATTTCCAGTACTTAGTATAGTTAAATCTAGGTCAAAGATAACCAGTTGATCAAGAGTAATATTTAGTAGGTTCTTATTGTAGGTTGCTTTGAATGACTCTAATATAAGGAACTTGGCAATATCAAAGTTATCTGATAGCTCTGATTGACTAAAGTCAAGTGCTGTAATAATGGTTTCATTGGCGAACACTATGTCAAATTGTTTCTCGGTATTGTCTGGGTACGTATTGGTAAATTCAAACAATAGCCCTGTTTGCGTCTCTTGGGTATCCGTATCCTTGTAATCAATCAGTATAGTTTGCTCTATATTTGATGTTATGCGTACTACTTGGGTACCCGATTTAACTGTTTTAAATATAGTCTCAACATCGCCCAGTGCATTAAATATGAGTACCCCGTTATGCGTAAGCCTTACCAGTTGCACGAATGCGGGTTGATTAAATGTAATTATTCTGAATATTTGATTAAATACATCAGGAGTTATTACCACTGGTGGCGATGATGTCAAGGCTATGTCGTACTGGGCAAAAAAACCTTCTACACCATCAAAGGATGGGCTATCAAATGGTATGGAGTCAAATCCACCGCTGAAGTACGTTTCTTGTTCCTCACAGCCTTGAAAGCCTAATTGCGACAACATGAAGCATAAGGCTTTCTTTGTTCCTTTCCATTGCGATATGGTAAGTAGGTAGCCTGACATCTTTTTGCGTATTTCGGTGTCATCATAGAGTGGGGTTTGTATGCCCCAACTTTGTTCTATAATACCTACCATATTCTCATCTGCATTGATGCCACCTCTTAATGCAAATGGGGCATCAATCAACTTTGGGAAAAACTTTTGCGAAAGCTGTTCATCTAATACAGTTAGGTAACGTTCCATTGTTCCCCTGTCTAGGTTTTCAGGATCAAAGTTTTTTAGCCCGTCGTTCTCTACGAAGTAGGAGCCAAGCAAGCTAAACAAGTACCCAAGGTCTAAATAAGATTTTGCCATATGCAAATATAGCAATACTCAGTTTAAGTTTTGTGCAAAAAAAAGACCAGTGAAAAATTCACCAGCCTTTTACACTTAAACTAAATTATTATGAATAAAAAAAGATTACGTGTTTGCCTTTCCTCTATTTTGGTCAAAATTGTATAATACATTGGTAAGCTTATGCCTATACCCCCTGCGTGGGAACTCGAGCACGTCACATATATCGGTATCTACGTTAGGGTTTTTGTTTCGGTTTTCCAAAAGATCAATTACCTGATAATATTTGTACTTCATGTGCTCGCCATTCAAGCCAAAAACACCAAAAACACACGTTACCAGTTCTTCAAAATCAAAAGTTTTCGGTACTACCTCATACTCATGTATACCCCTTAGGTTTACTAGCTTTACAGGTTCTTCTTTACCTGCAATCCATACGCCTAGGTGTGGCTCGTTGTCCATATCCAACATATCTAATACATCTACCACCTGACCTATTGGTACATCAAAGCCAGCAGTGCAAGTAAGTACCTTTACTTGCGTGCCTGTCTGACGGTTTACGGCATCAGCTTTATATTGCTTTTCCCACTTCTTTTGCTTTTGGATGGCTTTAAGTTTGACCTCATAGCCTTTTATAATTCCACCAAAATCAATTTTTTCAACATCTCCAAAATAACCAAGCTTGTAAATTTTATGATGCTTTACATTATAAATGTCCTCGTCAGAAAGATGTTCAACTATTTTACTGCCAATGCCATCGCCATAAAATATATAAATGTTTTTTGTAGCATTGATACCAGCGAGAACCATAGCGAACTGTATGAGCTGTAATTCGCTACCATTCACAAAGGCAGTTTGCAGTGCAATATCATCCGTGTTCATAATCTTGCCAACTATGTCCGTTTCGCTCGCGTGCTTGGCATTGGTAAGATAGGTAATATTATCCTTAGTTGTTTCGTGCTGGGCTTTCCATTTTTCAATGAAGTTACCAACGGCTTCGTGCCTGTTTTCAAAATCCATAGTCATATCATTTTCAATAACTAGGAGCTTTCTTTTTTCTTGAGTCATAATCTAAAAGGTTTATTTGCTGATGTTCTTAATATTGGTCAATCTACGTTGTAGGTCTGAGATAGGTATATTAGAAACATCAGTAGGTGTTACATTGAAGCACTTGGCAAACTTAGAATTGTATTCTGCCCAAAGTTTCCTGTTGTCAGTTATCAATTTGTCGGTAGCCTGTGGGTTGCCTTTTGTGGCAATTAGGCTCAATTGGTTGCCTTGTATTTTCTCAAGTATGTTTTTTAATTCGTTCAACATAATTTAAAAGGTATAGTTATGAATATTTATTTTAGGTGTTTACATTTTCCAGCTTGATATTGAATTGGGTGTGCATCCTGATTTAATATCATCCTTCAAAGATTCAAGGCTAAGATCAGGTTTGAATTTGTGTTTTATTTTTTTCTCCACAGCCACATACTTTTCATAAAGCTCGGGGTTATGTATAGCTGCCAATAATAATGCATTTTTTGGGGCAAATATGCAAAATACGCAAGATAGCCTAGGCATACCCAGATCATACGCTTTATGGTATGGTAAATTATTATTATGTATGGTATCCCAAACTTTTTGGTCATCCCAAGCATGTATCGGAAGCCAATCCCATACATACCTTTCTTTCTTCAATTTTCTGGGCTTGTGTCCTGCCTTTGGCAACCTACGTTTGGTGATTGATAAATTGGTATTCAAAGAAAATACTTCTTTTTTTGATCTGGCAGGGCTTTCACTTGCTCTAAATCCAAACACATACAATATGTGTATATGACCTGTCATTTCCTTGGTAAGTTTGGTTACAACCCTGCCCCCTGGTGCTCGTTTGAAGTCGCTTGTACACCATCTTTGTTTTGAACTAGGAAACTTACCACGCCTTTCAGCATATTCAAGTAGAGTTTCTTCTTTCCCGTCCTTGTCTCTCCTTTTACTCACTATGAAACCAAACCCAAACAAATCGGCTTGTTTTTTTGCCAATTCTTTTGTGCCCTTCCACTCGGATTCGCCAAGGCATTGATGTGATACGATAATTTTTTCTAATGGGTAGCCCTGATCTTTAGCTATTCTAGCAACTTCATACTTTGCAGCAAGTGAATCTTTACCACCGCTACTGTTTAAAATTATAAGGTCGTAATCTTTTAATGTAGGAATCATAATATTTAGATCAATGTAAAATTAGTGTTATGCAAATATACATATAAATAATTAATAACAAAAAAAGGGTAGCCCAAAATAAGCTACCCTTTTAAGTTATTGGTAATTGTGTATGTGTGCTACGCTGTTATCCCGCCAGATGCATTTATATTCATATTGTCTTGGCTTATGTTGAAAAAACTAGGCTCTGCTAGGGAGTATACCCCATTGCGATCTCCTAAGTAAGGGTAGGTGTAGAACTCCCAAACGTCCTGTGCAACGTAAGGGGAGTTTATAACAAACTCAACTACGCCATTTATATTCACGACGTCACCCACATTTTGATTGGTTGCCACCGCCAATTCATTTTGAATGACATCAAAATTATTGGTTGTCTGGAATATGATCAAAAATCTACTTTGAGTTGTGGACCCCGAAAGCATTTCCACATCCCAGTTTAGAGTCTTGCCTGTTAGTGGTCGGGCAAACGGTCTGAGACTAAATACCTTGAGTATAAACCTTTTCACCCCTGCGACATCGCGTGGCGCGTCTATTATGTCATCACTGCCAAGTTCCCCGCCAATCTCCACTGGGCTATCCTGATTGTTTATGTCTGTGATTAGCTCAAGAGAGTTTACCACATTGTTTACAACCTCCGTTTGATTGAAGCCACTATCAACTATTAGATCAAACTCAAGCAGTACGTCAATACGTCCCGCAGCTAAAACACCCAAGTTTATGCCAATTATTTTCCTAAGTTGCATATAATCATTGAGATCAGATATAAGCTGTGCGCTTGGCAAGTCGCCGCTTGTGGGTATAAAGTAGACATTCACATCTGTATTTTGCACCGATGGCGTTTCTACTACTGCAGCTTTTGCCACTTGCGGGAATGATTCAGCAAGGTCTTTGAAATCTTGCAACGTAACCCCGCGCTCGTTTGTATTGCGTAACCTTGGTAATATTCTCCGTAAATCTTCAGTAGTTTGAGGTTGTGCGCCGTCAGCAGATTCTAGTTCATTGGTTACGGTTAGTGTTATACCCACTGGTGGGGGCAAGGTGCTTATGATGGTATCTATTTGCCCAGCGGCTACCCTGCCAGACGTACCTTGAGTCTTAAAGTAAGATACGTTTATATCTACTCCTGATGCTGGCAAAACTCCGTTGATGCCATCGCCTAGTAAAATTTCAGTTAATCCAAACTGATTAATTCGCTGTATAAATACTAAACTATCTTCCTCGGCAAAGAAAAAGCTATCTATTGGCACATAAGTGTTGCCAGCAATAGTAGCAAGTATACTATTATCTACTATAAAGAATCCCTCATCGTTTAAAGTTACTGGCACTACTTGAAATTTATCACCTGTGGTTTGGGCAATAGGGGCTATTGGTTGCACGATTTCTTTTTGCTCTGCCAACACCTTTACAAAAGCTGTGTTTTGTGCTATGGTAGCATCCTGCACAGTTCTAAACACGCTTGTGTTATCCTCATCGCTTACCAACGTTCCCGCAGGTATTAAAAAATCAGATGTATGATTTATGTCAAAGGTAAACGTAACCTCTACACGCTCTGGCTTTGCGCCTTGCACTCTATAATCAAAGCTTTGTGCACTTGCTATTTGTGATCGAAACAATAGTGCCGTTGCAGGTTGCGATTCACGAGCCAGCAGGTTTATCCAAAGTATCATGCGTTCTAGGATATTAAGGTGTACCTGATACCCCCGTATTAACACATCGTCGGTTTGGTTGGTAATCTCAGGCAACAAGAACTTTGCCTGCTGTTTTATTTCAGCCTCCAGCTGATCTACAGTTATCTTAAAATATTGTGACTGATCTTGTTGTGTTGCCATATGCCAAATATACAAAAACCTGTACAAATAAATGTACAGGTCACGTTGCGAAACTCAAAGGTAATAATACTACGGACTACTAATATAGGTATTTTGCACATTTTATAAAAACCAAATGCTTTTCACATACGAAAGATTACTATCATAAATACCACCAACTCTAATGCTTTTGGTCATATGATCTTGCATAAAATCACCTCCCGATATAGTTACCCAGCCATTATAATGTAAACCTATACGCATCTGATACCCACTTACAAATTCTAGGTAAGCATCCTGTTTGTTGTTGCCAGCATGGAAGTAAGAGTAAGAGGCTTTTATTGGAACACTCATAAATCATACATACCCCCATGTTTTTTGTAATTAGGCTTAAATACCCCTTTGACTCTGATATTAACAATGTTTGAATGCTGTTTATAACATTCATTGTCAATGCTAACCCAACCATTGCCTTGTAAATAAACCTCCACTTCTGTTTTATCATCCAAGAACACCAAAAAAGCATCTTGTGGTATGTAGCCTTCGCTTACAAAGCTTAGGGGCATTTTATTCGGATGACTCATGATATGTCAATATGTGTTCCCCAGATTTGGTACATATTTCATCATACCAATGTACGTAAACGTCTACAAGGGTTGATATACCTTTGGATGTCCATCCGTCAACTTCAGATATTAAATATCTATTTCCTATGTAGGATATGTAACCATCACTGCAAACAGTTATTTGCTCACAGCGATTAAGCTGCGTAAAAGCCGATCGTGGCAATATGACCTTGAATGACTCAGGCAATAATGGGTTATTAGATAACTTGAAATACTTAAGTATACCCACTATTTCATTGAGTATGTCAAGTGCTAATTTATTGTTTCTTGACCTTAAGGCATCCATGTTAGCTACTACCTTATCTACAGTTAGACAGTCAGGCGCCTGCGTGTTTTTTTCATAGAACTGTTTTAGCACGTCAATTGAGGGCTCTACTGGAACATCATTATTTTTGCCATAAGCTTCCCCGTTTACCGCCTTCCAAGCTGAATGCAGGTATTCCCTTGCTTTCTCAAAATCTTCAAATGTACTTAGGTTTGTGAGGGTTACATCAACAGCATAAGCTTTGGTTGATTGCCCTTTAAGATTCATATTAAATTCTGCTTCCATTCCGTTATGAATTTTGTATTGTGTGTATTAACAAATAATTGCTATAAATGCATACATCGCGTTATCAAGCCACTGCTCTAGTAAATCAAATGAATGACTGATATCGGCGCTGTATTGAAATGTTTTACCAGTCTTTTGTAGTGGCTGTAAGCTTTCAAGATAGACCCTGTTACCAGACTGGTACGGACAAAGCTCATGTGTTTCGCCTGAGCTTTGTTTGTAATTAAAATCTACCCTATCAGTTTTAGAGACTATACTAGTAAGGTGCATCTCGCTCCACTCAACAGCTTCTAGTAAATTTAAATCTGCCATAACTTATTTCCAGCCTCCAGTTCTTTTTCGTTCTTGAGTGTAAAATAATTTTTCCCTGCCACTGGCATCAACGAAGGTATTCCTATTGATCCATTCACTATTGTAATGATGCCTGAAATAATTTATAGCTTCGCGCTCATCATCGGTTATGATGAACCTCTCATATTTTTTTGAAATGTGGTTTAAAAAACTCCTCATTCCATTAAATTTTTTATTGCCGAATCTAATTCTAATATTAGCCATGAATATATTGTTTAGTGTTGTGAATTTGTGTTTATTTAAAAGGTTGGATGTAAAAAAGCCAAAGCCATTTTCACGACTTTGGCTTGATCTGAAATAATGCTGCTATCTATGAAAAATAGCTAGGCTTTATGCCATATTTTTTGTAAAGGTCGTACTCAGAATCTACCGTTTCCTCATTGGCATAGTCTTTAAAAAACTGCTTAACTTCTTTTCTGTTTGTTGTGTCGCTGATCATATCAACCACTGAATGATCGCCATCTGGAAGTATAATCCATACGTCAGAATGTGGCGTGTTTATATAATCAAACAATTCGTTTGGCGTGGTTGCTGTTTCGCTTACTCCGTTTACTTCTAATTGAATGTGAGGCATAATAATGTGAGTGTTTTAATTAAAAAAAAGGTTTCTGTATTAATATGATGCTAAGGTACGTTGTTTATTTTTTATATGCAAATATACATACAACTTTTTTTAAATTAATTTAGATCAATACTATAATCAACACCAAATGCTTGTAGGAAATTAAGTATGGTGGCTCTAACTCTTATGGTAAGTATTCCGCCCTCACTTATACTTGTCTCTATGCCTAAATCTCTATTTTGGGCATTAGGTGTGATGGAAAGCAACCCGCCAAACGTTTGTATGGTGTCCTGTACATTTGTACGAACAATAAACTCTATGGTATCCCTGCTGCTTTCTCCAAGCACTGTATGTAGAGCATTACCATTACCCAAGCTAAACGCCTCAGTGCCTATCTTTGTACCGAGACGTTTTTTGAAAGATTCCCTGTATTGATCTACGGTTGTGGCAATTGTTGTTGATTTGCCCTTGCTTATTTGTATTGGGTATGCCAGCATAATGTTATTCTTTATGTTATTATTTTGTGCAATTGCAATTTACGGCTAATTCTGGAATGAAATAATCATCGCAATCAGTGCAGTAATGAAGGTCATATGTTTTACCATCCTTGTCAATGAGCTGGCTTTGGCTTGGGTCTACATTTACCAAGTGACTGGCTTGCTCTGAGCTTATGGATAGGTTTTCTATAAGTTTGTTTTTAAGCCTAAGAATATGGCTATCCGTTTCTATACCAACTGGGTGCTCTCCGTTAATCCAGTCCTCTTTTGATAGGAACATAGCAACACTATGCTTTTTTATGTCAGCATCAAAAGTATACAATAGGCAATGGTTGCCATTTATGCCATTTATCACATGTGTGATGTCTTCTATCATCTGATTTTTAAAATCTGGGTCATCAGCATTAGCGTGGGTAATGATCTTATAGGCAATGGCTAATGCAAGCTTAATATGTCTTTGCTGGCTTTGGTTGTTTCTAAAAGTCATTTGCTCTACATACTGCTTACTATATCCTGTGGACTGTTGTATAAAGGCATTCTCTATGCCGTACTTTTTCAAAAGTTTGCCAAATACGGTTGCTACACCTTTGGCGCCTGTGTTCTTTACTTCTGTCATGTTTGCGTATTAAAAAAAGCTAGACTGATGACAATCTAGCTTTGGGTAAAATAAATAAACAATTAAACTACTACGTGTGGTAACTTTGCAATATGGGTAACGGTTGTCTCTATGCGGGTATTATCATCGGGCACAACCTTAATTAGTTCTGATGACTCTATGTCGTCAAACACATCGTCGTACTCTGTATCTATGTAATAATATATCGTTCCAAAGAACCAATACCTGCCATCCCAGCAAAGGCAACGTTGCCCATGTAATTCTTTGGCAACGTCGAAATCTAAGTCTATAATTTCAATTGGTACTTGCATCGGTCTTGATTGGGTTTTGTTTAAAATGTGATTCCATCTCGAGCGATGTAGGGTCCACCTTTGAATCTTCGATAAGTTGAAAAGTGTCTGCTACTGTTGGTACTATCATGGCGTGCGTTATCCTGCCCATGTATTTACTTGTATTTTCTTGTTCAAAAGAAAACTCGTTCCTGTGCTTATCAAATCCGCTACAAGTTGCCCATTGCCACTCGCCTCCATCGGTAACAAGTACCCTTGCACCTTCTTTGATAAAGTAAGTGGGCTGTTGCACTTCTACCACTGGGAAGGTTGCCCATTCACAGGTTGGTATAAATTGCTCTTCGTTGTTTTTTTCTTTCTTAGCCTTGTAATTGGCTTGTAAGACTTTTGCTATTGACATAATCTAAAAGGTTTAATGTGCTTGAATAATTATATGCAAATATACATATAAATAGTTTACATTCAAATAAACGGCATAAAAAAAGTGTGAACGAACACGAACACACTTTTTGCTACTATGATTAGTCAATAATCAGGCTTACGAATTACCTACAAATCAAATACTTGATTTAAGGATTTAATTTCGTCATCATCAAGATTGCAATCAGCTATCCATTCGTTGATGGTTGTTTTGGCTTTTTCTTGATTCACCATTTGATAGCTGCCATCAGTTATTTTTCCAGCATTCGGGTTTGGCTCATCATCCCTGTGCCCGTGTGGGGTAAACATTACAAAAACTTCCTCAGTATCTTCATTAAGAAGGTGTATGCCATTACTATCTTGTTCAATTAGTAATTGTTGCATTTCTAATAATTTAAAAGGTTATGAATAAATATTACAATGCAAATGTACACATAAATTTTTAATATGCAATCCTCAAAAGTAATGATATTTTATAAATCTTATGGTCATTTACATATAAGTATATATATTTGAATATCATTATTTTTTTTCATAAGCCCCCGTTTTAGTGTGAGAGACTAATGCGCGGGGTTTTTTACTCGAGTACCTTTGCCATTACTGCGTAATTCTTTCATCTTACCATCTGATATTTGTGGCAAAATTTTCTCAACCATATCATGGAAGGGCTTTCAAAGCCCTTGTTTGTCTTCAGGCAGATGCTTGTACCCGAATAGCTTTTCTTTCTTTTCTTCTAGTTCTGTCATAATATGTATTTACTGTTTAAGTAAATGTACTGCTATTATTTTAAAATTTTTATCATTAGTTTCGATGATATTTCAAGTGCCATAAATCATTTAAACCGATGATTTATACCGCCTCTCAAATCTGTTGTTTTGCACTGTATTAATTCTCAAACAAAACCTTTTAGATAATGATACATGTAGATTACAGATTCAACGGTATAATGTTGTACAATGATGAGACTGGCGAGAACTATGCCACTGATCGTAAAAACATTGGTACTGTTTGCCCAGGCATTCCATTTTTAAGTTGGATGGAAAATCCTATAAATCAGGATACTGCTAAAGCAACTATCAGCGGATGGATAGCAAACAACCAAATACCTGAAAAAGATGTGCCACAAGTTAGGAGCTTCTTTGGTATTAACTAGCTACCTAGCTTTGGGCAATATAACTTTCTTATGCTTGTATCCCTCGTCCCTATCAGTCCAATAATGATTGATGGCGTGGTTTAAAGTATCAACCTGATCTTTGTGGCTTACGTTGGGGAATAGCTCACACTCTGACACAAAATCAGGTATCCATGTACCGTTTACTAGCTTCACTCTTTTTGAGGCTATAAACGGTACATTTGCGTTTGTGGCGGCTATCTTATCAGTGATGGGGGCTAATCCTTCCACGACATTTATATTTGTATTCCGTCTCAGAGATTGTACTACGCTTTTGCCTGTTGCCTTGGGCTCTACGTAGAACATACTTTTACTGGTACCATGCGTATGAATAAAGTCTTTGGCTTGCTCCAAAAAATCATCTATTTCTAACCAGTCCCTAAACACTGAGACAATGTACAATATACGCTTGTGATAATAACCACATAGTATTACATTGGCTGCGTTTTGGGTATTGGTTGTATAGGCAGTATCAGCAAAGAAGTGTGGCGTGTACTTTGTTTTGCCAATGGCTTTAATAAAATCTTTGTATTCTATCTTATCAAACCATTCACCTGTAATCATATTACCGCCCTGTGGTCGTGGGCTTTGGTCGTACTGGCAACTATAATCGTAAGGTGTCATTGTTGCCCTAAAAGACTCTAACACATCAGGTGTTGCACGTCTTATGTCATATGTTTCACCTTCGTAGAAATGTCTCGTGTCGTCGGGCGCATCTCTTCTATAAGCAGGTATTTTTATTTGACGCCATCTTGTAGGCTCTTGGGTGGTGCAATATCCAGTTAAATCGTGTTCGTGTAGGCGTTGCTCTATGATTACCCTGAAGTCGTAGCGTTGGTCATTGAGACGGGTACGCGTGGTGCCCGTGTACCATTCAATGCAATCGTTTCTATACTTGTCAGACATTGCCCGACGTTTGTCCAAGCAATCATCGTATATAAAACAATTGGCACCCTCGCCGATGATTGCGCCTCTGGTGGTACATGAAATTCGCGTTCCCGATTTGGTATTGCCGTAGCGCCCCTTTAAATTGTCGCCTTTGGTTATTTGGCAAGTATCGCCAAACCTTATCTTATACCAAGGTGATTCAATTATTTTTCTACATTCTGTACTGTTCTTAATTGTAAGGCTGTCGACGCACGATCCGCTTATGAAACTGAAATGCGGTGCTATGGTCCACACCCACGCGGGAAACATTTGGTTTACTATAATGCTTTTGAGTGACCTAGGAGGGATGTTTATTATAATGTCCTTTGTCTTCAGCTCCCTTCTTAGCCATCTCTCTATTTCCTTTTGCAACTCATCACATATAAGCTTATGTGTCCAATTTATTTCCAGTGGCACAAAAGGGTTGATGACCTGCCATGCTTCTTGGAAAAATTGAAAGAAGCTTTTTTTTAGCAGGGCTATTTCTGCGTTTATAAAGTTGTGATCAAAAGCACCATTCATATATCAAACTATCACTAAATATTATCTTTCTTGGCTAGTGCTTCTTTCTTACGCTTTACAAGCTCATCACGTATGCCTTTAAGTATCATTAACTCATCGAACGTAGCGTAATTATAGTCAACGTCCTGCATTGGGCTTTGCAATGGCGGGTCCTCTCCGTACCCTATGTCCTTATTGTATAACTTGTTCGTGCCATAAATTGCCCGACCGTCTCCACTTTCTATTAGCGTGTCGTTGGCTTTTTCTAGGAACTCTTTGCGTGCTGGTATGATTGCATTTACAAACTCCTTATAATATTGATCTTCCTTGCCATAGTTCCAATGAGTGTTGGGATGCACCCCCACCTTTCGGCAAGAACGAAGTATTGCACCACCTGTTTCTATGATAGCATTGATAAGGTCAATTTTTGTGTTTACTTTAGTCTGCGCTACTTTGCCAAGCTCGGTAAAAATTGTATCTTGTAGCCCTCTACTTTCATCATCAGAAAGTAGGCTTATGAACCTTTCGGCATCTACATCCGCGTTCATTTCTTTGTTAAAGGTATCATGCGCCAATTTAAATAGGTCGTGCCCAACAAATTGACTGAAATTAAGTGCATTGAAAGTTGGTAAAAATTCTGATAACGGGGTTACTTTTATGCCCTTGCCTTTTCCCTTGTATTCCTCATCTTGTAATTCTTCCATGACGTATTGTGTTGTGATTGTGATATTTTACTAGTTGAGCCTTTCTTTGCTGTTGGCTTGTTCAGCTAAGTCTTTATTACATGGTGGCGACTCTGAGTTTTTTTTCAAATGCTCATCATGTATGCGGTGTATATGCTTGTACGTGTCAATTGCTTCTTTCTGAAACAATGTAAGTATTATAAAAGAAACGACTATTACCAACAAGCTTATAATTATTAGTGATGACGTCATTACTTAGAAACGTCTAAAAAACCTTTTTGGTTTTTGCTCATTGATGTACTTATCTTTTTGCTTCTTACACTCGCAATCATCACAGGTGCATTTTTCAAAGTTATTTACTGATTGTTCTTCACTATCAGTGACTTTGCTTTTAACTTGGTTGTTATTCTTATGCTTATCTTCAGTGCTCTCCATTGTTCGTTTGTTTTTGAAGCTTGACAAGTAGCTCTTTGTTGTTGATCCCGTTTTGATAAAACGATAACATTACTCTACCATCTGCTAATGGCTTTGATTCGGTAAAGCTAATGATATTTTTTCTTTTTACCTGCCTTATGCTTTTACCAACCCTGATAGGTATTAGGTGTGTAGCTTGCAGAACCATTTCGTGATCGCCTTTTGATTTCGGCTTTGACTTGCTCACTAGCTCATCATAGGACAAACCTTTTAGGTAAACTATGATATTGTCATTGAATATAATTGTTTCTCTTTCTTCTGGCATTGTTTTACAATTAGGTGCAACTTTTTTTAATAGTACAGGGCAGGTAATACCCAACCCTGTATTTTATAGTAACTAAGCTTATTCTTTTTGAATCGCTTTCTTACCCTCTTTAGTTATTCTATAATGGGGCTTGCCCCTTATCTTTACTTTTATCAAATGCCCCTTTGAAACCATCTTGGCTAGTACCGATTTGATAGCAACCTTGGGGAAAATGAAATGATTGGCATATATCGCCAAAAGGTCGTCGACGCTGAGCTTTACCCCAGTGTTTCCGAAGGTTTTTAAAATCCTTGTTTCGTACATATTTAATGTATTATTTTTTGCCTGGAAAGCAAATATAGAAAATTCGGACTTTATAATTTTCTATATTTACCCATCTTATTGTACAATAAAAGATTTTTATATATGGCTTTTTATAAATTAAATACTGGTGTTAGTAGCTGGTATGATGTAGCTAACGACCTCGCATTACTGCAGCCTGAAGCAGTGATTGACGTTGCAACTGATACACCTCAAATCAGGAAAGACAAGGGTTTTAAGATAGTAGATGCAACTCAACAGGAATATGATGACTGGCTTGCATTGCTTTCTCAGGAAAACGCCAGCAGTGGCAAAAGACTCGTAAAAGACGACGAAGGAAACCCGTTATTGTCGGCAAGTGGTAAGCAATGGATTGAGCAAACAATTAATTTTGAATCACTGGCAGATGTGAGTATACCCAATGTGGATGAGTATACGCTATCTATTGGGGGCACTGGGCAAGAAAATCCTAAGATTGTATATTTTGCGATGCAAACGGTTAACGAAATTAGAAGAACTGATTTTAATGGCAATGTTATTTCCCCTATTAGCACCGCATCATTAGGCGGCAATCCTGCCAAACTCAACATTGACGAAGAATCAGGGCTGTTGTTTTTTGTTGTTTCTGGTCAAGTTTACTCTTACAATGTGCAAAGCGAGTCTTTTACTAATTTAAATCCCACATTACCTGCTAACCCTTTGCAAGTTGCAGTTGATACGGTAGAAAAAAAGATATACGTTAATTTAATTAACGGCTCACCTGATATTTATAAATTTAACTATGACGGCTCAGGCGTTGAGGTAGCATTTACAAGTATAGCAAACGAGGGGGAAATACTTGTATATGGGCAAAAAATATACAGATATTTCACATCTGATCTTCGTATAAGTGACTTGGATGGTCAAAACCTTGTGATTGAGAATCAAGGTAGTACAATAATGTCGTTAGGAGTTAGAAATGATGGAGTGTATATGCAATTAATTAGCGGTGATCTTGTAAAGACTAACTTAAATGGTCAAAATCAACAAGTTTTGGTTTCTGGTGGTGGAGGTACTACCAGTAGAGCTATCGGGTTTACTGATGAAAAAATAATTTTCGCCAAGGGCGGTACTGATATAGTTCAATCCGCAAACTTTGATGGGAGCGAGTCAGGTGATTTTGTTGATTTTACTACAGATTTTATTTTGTCTAAAATATCGGCATCAGGCGCGGAAAATATCAACAATAAATCATTTGGTGTTTTAGATAGTAACGGACTACTAACTCTATCTCAAGGCGGTGGTACTGACTTTGCTGGAACCGTCCAAGTTAGGTATACGCTTAAATAAGCTTTGTTCAACAATCAACTATTTATAAAAATATATGAATACATTTCTTAAATCAATTTTTCTATTATCTGTGCTCATACTGTGGTCCTGCAATGACCATACACTGATGGCTGAACTTGAGCAGTCATATGAAACAGGTACCAAAGAACGTAGACGTAAAAACAAAGGCTTGCCCAAGAGAGTAAAAGCACTTGAAAAAAAGGTAGCCGATCTATGTAGTAAAGTGGATAGCCTTTCAAAATTAGGGCAACCAAGTACAAACGTTGAGCTTGATAAAGAAGTCAAGGCGAATTGGAAATACCAAGGCAAGCAAGTATGGATGTACGCAACCAAGCTGCGTACAAATAATTTTGGGCACGCTGGTAAGAATGTCGCTTTTCTTAGGGTTGCTACGCCAATATCTGTTAGAGCTTTTACATCAAACCCAACTACTAATATTACTGAAACGTCTATGATTGACCGACGTGGGATAAATACAAAATTTATATTTACCAGTGGTCATTACACAGCAAATTCTCTAAGAATTGCATCTGTTCGCCTTAATGGGTCAGCTTATAGGATGTACAATGACTTTTGGGTAATATTTGAGTATACCAAAAACGAACCTAATTAAGATGAGTAGGTTTATAGTAGTTGTTTTGCTAACCCTCCTTTTTGCTTGTCAAAGGGAGGGTTATTACATGGAGCCTGATGATATGCTTGTTGCTGGCACCTTTGGTAGTTCCTCTGGCAATGCCCCAGCAATATCTACATTCAACAAAACATTTGGTATCGTTGGTACATTGTCAGTTCAAACCGTGCCGATGGCAGTTGTGAGCCATCAAGACACGTATTTTTACAAAGAGAATGGCGACAATTCCATTTACACATACAGGCTAGGGGATGTTGTTAAAAGTAGAGTAGCTGTTTTTACTGGAACTGCTATGTGTATTGATGAGATTGGTAATTTGGCTTTTGTGGATAGGGCGAAAGGTGCATTGTACTCAACAGATGGCAGCAACGCAGAAAACAAACGGTTGATATTACTTGATAGCACATTGCACATGGTCAGTCAAATAACCTATGTAAATGATCGGTTTTATTATTTATCTACTGGCAATGGCATTTGCCAAATATGGAGCATTGCCGATGATGGCACAGATAAAAAACTGGAATTGCTGACCGATGGCTCATTGCAAAGGTTTACCGTTGATGATGACAACATAGTATACTGTACTAAGAGTTATGGTAATGGATATGATATACGGTCTAAATCAATTTTAAGCGGCACCACGCGCATATTAGCTTCAAACTTACCGTTTTACGCATTTGGTTTAGTTGCTGTAAGTGGTAGGGTTTATTATAGTCAGTTGGGTAAGATATATGAATACAATAAAAGCTATGGGGCACCCGTATTATATTTTGAATTAAACTCCCCAGTATTAGTATTACAAAAAAAGCCTAGGTAATGTACCTAAGCTTTTAATAAAATTCATAACTATTATTAGAATTGACACCTACTTTTTCACATCGTTTCCATTTTTACGAAACCTACTTGATAGTATGTCGCCTATGGGCGTTTTATTTAAAATAAACATGACTGATTTTTCAAAAATCAATATGCAATAGCATATGATTACAAAGTAAACAATGTACTTCCACTCCTTTTCAAAAACCACTTTGTACTTCACTCCCTTGGCATCATAAAAAGGATGAGCCTGCACAAAGGGCATTGATATAAATATTGCCGTAAAAAGCAATATTACAAAGTACGCCATTACCTTTATTCCTAATGTGTTTTTCATGGTTCGATTGTGTGTTATTTTGGATAGAATAAATACAGCATCAATGCCAGTTTATCTATTCCTGTTTTTTTAGCATTAATGCCAAGGCTTATAAGTAAGCTAGTGTTATTTATCGCTACGCTGCCCCTTATTTCTTTCTTATTATAGGCAATCACATCGCCACCAATTAGCCTATTTATAAACTCGGTTTCATTTGTCTTTTGATCATCTGGCAATAATTGGTAAATGAACAAAAGTATGCGCTTGACTTCCCTCACCTTTTGCGGTAGCCTTATATCTAGCTTAAATACCAAAGTACCATCATTCATTGTAACGGTACCAGTTCCTATTTTCTTACTTACGACAAGCGTATCGCCTGAGATAAGGCTGTTTACTTTATCTAGGTACTTACTTTCTGAGCCAGTCTTTACCGCTTTACATGAGCTTGCCATCAATGCAATTACCACAAGTAAGGGTAGTATAAAGTTTTTCATAATTCTATTTATTGTTAAGGTGCGACAAAGCCGTTGTTTGTTCTAATCGTAAGTTTTGCTTGAGGTGATGCTTGAAGCCCCGCAAACGCAGGATCGGCATTTGCAACCACGGTAGGTTCTATTGTATAAAGCCCACCATCATTATTCGCCTGCGGCAACCCACTATCCCTAATCAAATGAAAGCTTAATGTCAGCCCTGCAAATGCTTGAAACTGGAAGAATGTAAAAAGCGTAGCTGTTGAGCGTGAATTTGTAAGGTTTTCATAAACACATTCTACGCCTGGAAGTATAGCGCCATTTATCCTAGCATACCCAAACAAGTGGGCAGTGCCATTATTCACAGCCCTGCCAAAATTGAAGTCTGCAAAAATTTCATACCAACCCGATTGTTTAAATGTAATAAGACCAGTAGCTGAAAGATTTATCAAGTTATTATCTTGGGCAGCGCCAAAATTAATATTCATTTCAGTATCAAATCCTGATGGATTTTGAGGCGTTAAACTTCTATTTGTAGCCTCTATTGCAAGATTGCTTGCCAAAAATCTACTTTCACCAATGGATGACATTGCACTGTTTGCATCCATTGTAAGTATTGGCGTATTGCTAACAACGAAATTTATCTCATTAAGGTCGGTTGTTTCTACTTTGGTTGTACCTGTTGTATTGGATATTTCTCCTGTAACCCCACCGCCCGACCCTTTACTAAAAAGCACCGTCATCAGGTACGTTTTAAGTTCCTCAAATGTACTCGCAGCTTGTTGACCGTTTTCATCTTGTATGTCGGTTAGCCCATACAAATCGGAAGGCTTGACTGGTATGGATAATAATGACGAAATAAATGAAACCGTTTCGTTTGCCTCATCAAACTGGGGTAGTAATGCACCTGATGGCACTCCTATGTTTCCCCAAATAGCTCCATTGTTTTTTGAATAAATCTGTATTGGCATCGCAATTAATTTTTGATGCAATATACGTCAAAAAGAATTACTCTTTTTTCAAGAAGTCAGTAAATGGATTTATCAGTGGTGGGTTCCGTTTTCTAGAGTAAAGGTAGGTTTCTATTATTGGGGTTGCATTTTCAAAGTCAAAGCATTGCTGTAGTTTTTTTGGACTTTCCTTAAATATGCTGTATGCATTATTTGCCTCATCCCAATAGGACCTCATAAGGTTGTGGGTTTGTACTAGGTCTTTGTTATTGGTGTGTGATATTTGATCTTCAATACTGAGTATAGAGCAAGCCATTGCCCATACTAAACACTTAAGTCGCAAAGGGGTATCCCTTATATTGATTCTTTGAAACTCGTTTATTTCGTCACCTTTTTTTGCAAGATAGTAACTAAGTATTGTTGAATAAAAATCAAGGATTAGCTGATTAAATATATTTATCTGCCTATAAAACACAGGAGTAAATATTATATCTCTTCTGGCTGAGTAATATTTTATGTGATGTAAATGGCACAATTCTTCAAACTCGCTTATGGTGTAATCAAGCGTGTTGATTCTTTTGGCAGGCACGGCTATTTTATTTCTTAGCTCATTGTACCTCTTTTTGCTGTATTGTATCTGTGTTTGATTCTTCATTGAAAAACACGCTTAGTTGACCCTCAATTCTTTCTTTTAACGCTGAACCCTTTTTAGGCAAGTCTTTATCAGTAACAACTATGGCAATGGCTCCATTCCTTACCATACGTATCCTGAAGTTTTTTTGATATGGGCTTTCTCTGTCTTTACCACATTTTATCTCAACAAACAGTGCCCGACCAGTTTTTTTATGAACCCCGCAAATATCACTGACCCCAGTCAAATGGTTTGGCTTTCTAAAACTTTTAGAAAGCATTCCGCTGATGCTTTTTTTTAGCACCTTAGCTTTGCCAAAAATTGATCTATTGGCTGGTGTTGCAATAAAGCTTACTATTTTTTCCGATGCTACTGTTGGATCAAATACCGCGTGGGTATTATTTCTCCAGCAATCATACCCCAGCGTTTGCAGGGTCATCATTACCGCGTTTGTAAATACATTTGTGTGTCTAGCCATACCATAGTCCTATTTAAAACAAAAAAAGCTGATCTATAAAAGACCAGCTTATTAACACTTAGTTGATAGTAATAACACTAAATACATTGATCTTGGCAGTATTTTAAGCCAATCTTTGTATGCAAATATACATATTTTTATTGAAAAGCAAAAAAATCATTTCCATTGTTGGTTTCAAATGGGGGTGGGGCTGCTTCACTCAGTGGCGTAAGCCCAGTGCTACGCACTATGCTATTGCTTGCTCCTATGTCATTCATTAGTGCATTTTTTGGATTCCAACTCATCTCAGCAATGCCTAACCTACCCTCTCTAACTTTTGCCACATTTGCTAAGTAAGTTTGTTCATCTACGTAAAAGTCAATTCCCATAATGTTTATAGTCATTCCCCTGTATGGTAAATAGTTCCACGGGTAGTAGAATAACATGATATGGTCGGCATCGTGTTCAAGCTGAGAACTATACTTCAAGTGGTGAACCTGTGGAAACCTAAAATATTTTTCATTTTCTTGTGCGTCGACCGACCTACTCAGCTGAGATAGCACAAACACAAGTGTATCCGTTCTTTTGGCAAACTCCATTATTCGCCTTGATATAACCACTAGGTCTGAGGTTAATCCGCTACCATCACCACCCTTACCGTTGGCAAGGTACATCAACTGCACATAATCAATTACAATGGCTTGGCACCCGTGCACATGTACTAGCAGGTTCATCAATGCTTCCACACTTTCATTGTCTGCATACGTGCGTTTGTCTGGGATCACTATATTATCTAGTACACCGCTTTTTGCTATATCATCTTGTACCTGCCTGTAATGCTCTGTGTTTATTACAGACTTAAATGTCTGAGTTGTGAAATTCAGACCCATTTGATTGGCGCGACTGATGATAAGTCTCTTTGCTAGTTTTTCGGGAGTCATCTCAAGCGATATAAAGCCCACCTTCATTCCCTGCGCTGCTAGGTGCTCTACTTCCTGTAACACATATGCAGTCTTACCCATACCAGACTTACCGCCTAGTATCACAACATCGCCTGGCTCATAGCCAAACGTGTAATTGTTCACGCACCCAAACTTTGAATAAATTGTATTTACAATACCGTTTTGATTTTGCTCGAGTACAAAGTTTTGCTTTTCGCGCATCGTGGTAATTTTAACCGAGCTTGTAGATACGTTGTCGGCAATGTCTTTGGTTTGATCTTCAAGGCTTTTTAACAGCTTGAATCCATCCTGTTCAGTGATGGATTCATTCATGATGCGCATTGCTGTTTCCTTTACTTGTCTTGCAACCCGTGTTTGCTGCAATATCCTTATGTGGTAAATTAAATTCGCTGAGCTTGCAGTATCCATTGTGATACGCATTGTAACACCTTTGCCCCCTGCTAATTCCAGCATATTCATTTCTTTGAGCTTACGCTCTACGGTAAGCATATCCACGAGCTCGCCATTTGCATAGATTTCGTATATTGCTTTGAATATCGTTTGGTGAGATGGTGCGTAAAAGTCAGCCTCACATAAATTTACATCCGCTGCAAAAGCCTGATGCACCGATGTATTCTCCAGTATGAGTGCTGCTAATACGGCTTTTTCAATTTCTGTTTCGTGAGGGAACGCATAATTTTCGCTACTTGACTTTATATCAAGTAGCGATCTTTGTTTCTTTTTCATAATAATTTAAAAGGTTTGTGTTGTGTGTTTATTTCAATGGGAGCACGCCAGTGCCATTGCAATTTTTGCAGGTTTTACCTTTGTGTATCCCAGTGCCCTGACAAACATAACAATTACGAGTCATATTTCATCAGTTACCACCAGTTTTTTGGTAAGCCTTCTGCGTTTTTTTGTTTTGATTCTTCTTTTTGGGCTGTTGGGGTCAATATGTAATCGGTTGGATACCTTGCCAGTGCCATTACATTTAACGCAATTTGTACCGTGAATCAATCCTTTGCCGGTCCCTTTACATTTTAAGCACCTTTTGTTTTTTCGGTTGTTGTCAAACATATCGTTTTGATTTAAGTTATGAATTTTGTTTTGTGTTAAGTCAATCAATGCGATTGAAATATATAAAAAATGCTTCGGTTTCTTCCCAAGTCATCTTTCTAAACCGATCGAATTTCCACCAATTATTTGTATCATTGGTATTTAATTCTGCTATGGTTATGTATTCACCTAGTATGTCATCAATAAGGTACACATCGCCTTTAGTTGGTTTTACAACATTATCAGGCTCTTCTTTATCGGTAGAGTGTTGGGCAACAATTGGAAAGTCATCGCTATCACAGATGACATGTTGCCCAACCTTAAACGGATTATTCATTGTCAAACCTCCTTTTTGTAATCCTCCAAAATCTTTTTAAAAATACGTGCTTAAACGGTTTTCCATAACCAGACATTGGCACTACAAAAAATTGTACTGACCAATAATTTAATTTGTTGCCTTGGTAGTGCTTCGTTAGCCTAATGAAAAATAATTGCAATAGATAATAATTTATAAAATTGAGCATATCAATGTGATTTTATTTAGTTTGATGGTCTAGTATTCCAAATACGTCTTATGTCTATGCCTTTTGCTCTTTCTATACCGCAGCCACAACTGAGGCATTTTACTTCTTCATTTAGCAAATTATCTGCTCTTACGACTCTAGTTTTATGCTTTATCTGATCGCTTCCGCATAATGGGCAAGGCTTTAATTTTTCCCTTACATGATCCATCATAAATTTTACATTGTTCGTAACAAGCTTATTTACCAAATTAATAGTCACTTCATTGGGATGTTCTTTTCTTTTGGTTCTATCCTTGTCGTTTATCCAACCATTCAACCAAATAACAAAAGCCTCTAATATTTCTAGCCTTTTGTCTATCGTTACGAGATCGCCCGACTTTACTCCATAGGTCATAAAATTGCGGCTTATTTCGTCGTATATGAATCTTGTGCCAAAGTAATCAAACACAAGTGCTTCATTTTCAGTGTTACTATTTAAAACCTTAATTGCTTGTTTCATTATCGTTGTCTTTTGAGTTATGAATTAAAAATTGATTTATGCGTAGCTGAGCCTACCAAACAGTTGTTGCAACAAAGTCTGGTTTGAAATTACATTCTAGCCATTCGGCAAAGGTCTGCACTTGAGTGCCGTCAACCTCATTTATTGTGTAAAGATTCATTTGTTCTTCAGTCATTGGCTTAATTTGCAAATCCCAACAACTGGGGTCATCAGGAGAATGCTCTGATGACTGAAAAAATGTGAAAAGTGCTTTTGAAATATGGGTATCAGCAATGTACATTTTCTCGCCATCAACATCTATCTCAAATATTGTCAAAGGCACTTCCTTGTACAACTCAAATTGTTCAATGGTATGGTCAAGTGCCAAATAACCTCCTTCTTTGAAGTATATGATGGCAACAGTAAGCATCCAGTCTAACCTATCAATTGTCGTGGTGTCTGTTGGGTTTTGCCTATCTTGAAGTTTTAACCCCTCTAACGGACTGTAATCGAAACCATCACAGTCTATGCCCCAAGCTTTTTTTATTGCTTGGTTTGGATTGAATTTCCTAAATCCATCCTTCATGTAATATTCTACTATTGACATTGTTTTGTTATTTATAGTTATGAATAATGATTTTATTTTTTAGACTCCCACTTTGGGCAATTACTGTTTAACATGAAGTCCTTGTGACCTACCAAGGTAAATGCAGGTGAATCTGGGTCAACTGGCTCAACATGGTTACATTTCCATTTCCAATCATCAGGTCCTTTCATTGGGTAAGGATCACTAATTTCTTCGCCACCATAATTATGTAGCTCACCAAACTTACAGGTTTTACAGGTCTTGAATTTTGGGTTACTCCAGCATTTACAAATTCTTTCATGATTTTTGGCTGATTGCTTATACTTGTAAAGCTTTCCACAATCAGTAACCCATGCTCGTACTTCTTTCATTGTTCTGTTGTTTATAGTTATGAATAATTTTCCACCTGAAATACTTTCTTAAAATACCAGTCTCTAAATACTTGAAATGTATTTGACCTGTCATCTATTACGATCCAGTCACCGTATTGCAAATTGATTCTATGTTCCTGACTAGAGTCATTTAGTTTGGTAATGACTCTGTAACAACCATTCTCATCAATATCAAGTTTGCCAATGGCGTTTTCAATATCGTTGAAGTTTTGTTTGTTTAGCTGCATAGCTATAAACCTCCTGACTGCTATAACGATTTTGTTGAAATTACTACCTTCATTTTCTACGTCTTTGCTTTTAACTTCAATCTTGTTTTGATTGTTGGGGTTATTGCCAGTACCACCACAACGTTGGCACTTGACCCCATCCTTGCCATTCACAGGTTTTACTTTCCAACCTGTGCCATTACATTTAGGACATTTTAAGTCATTCACTTTTTGTTTGAGGCTTTGTTTTTTTGTTTGCTTAGCATTTTCTTCGTCTAGCATCCTGCCCCTGCCGTTGCAGGTTGAGCATTTTTTACCTTTAAATATACCTGTGCCGTTACATTTTTGGCAAAGTGTATCTTTGTATTCTTTCTCTTTATCTTTTTTTTGTAGTATGCCTGTACCGTCACAGGCTGTACATTTTATTCCACCAGTGCCCATTTTACTGGGTAATACTAGGTATCCGCTGCCTTTACACTTTGGGCAATTCTGTATGTGTTTTTGCGTTGACATAACCTTTTCCCTTTAAGTTTCGTACTTATATGAGCTCGCGCTATTGAGTCTGAGTTTAACCATATAGCCCAAGTAATGGTAAAATTGCTTGGGCATTTTTATGTGATTATTTGGCTTGTAAATAACTGGCTTTTGCTAATTTATTTATGCTAACCGTGTCACTGCTCCCATCTGCCTTTAGCTTTTTCAATTTACCCTCTTTGTATTGCTCCCACTTGCTTACCCAATTTTCAGCATTCCACTTTCCATTTACAGAATCGCCAGTAAGGTCTAGTAGATTATCTATTGCTACCCGCCAGTTCCTACCAACGCCTGTCACATTATTTTCGCCCTCAATGTATTTGCAATATGCCATCAGGCTATTGAAAAAATGTAAATACATTGATTTTTCGTTGCTAAATGAATCAATGCCAGCCTTATGATCTAGCAAATAAATTCTGTGTAGGAAGTCAAGTATGTTTTTGTGTTGAATTTGGTAGTAATGCTCTTGAATGTTATACCATCTGGTTATTTCATTCATTAGCTCCGATGGTGATGGCACATGCTTTCCACAAGCAAGCTTAGAGCTTGGCAGCTCTCTAAATTCCAATCTGCCAAGTGGCTCGTTTTCTATTAGTGTGTTTTCTTTGGGTTGGGCAGGCTCTTTTAAATCATTTGAAAAATCACTAAAAGATTCTTTTTTATTATTCTTTTTTATATTATCATGGTTAACATGATATGTCGGATTTAAATCCGAGTTTACTCGGATTTGTTTCCGAGTATCTTCGGATTTGTTTCCGAGGCTCGGATTTAAATCCGAGTGGTCGGATTCCCGATTTACTGCTACTTCTTTTCTTCCCCAGTGCTTGGCTTTTTCAGTTAGTAGCACATAATCCTTACCCTCTATTTTCTTGATCTCTATTAAATTCTTTTTTTCAAGTGCCTTGTAATACCTGTACATTGTATCAGGCTTATCAGTAAGCAATTTAAGCTCACTACAAGCTTTGGTCTTTGAAGCGAAGTAGTAGACCTGATTTTTAATAATGATCTTGTCAGCCCACAGATGTAGCCTTGTGAACCACGCGAACAAATAAGCTTCTTGAAGCTTTAAGCCCCAAGCGACTGAATGTACGTTATCTATTGTTGTTGTGTAATCCATAATTCCATCAAGTTAAGTTATTAGGGAGGGCACGCAACAGCAACAAAAAGAAAGGAGGTTGTTTGTTAATTCAAACAAAAAATGCTTAATTTGCGTTGTGTTTATGGGCGCCCAATGCCCAAAGTTTTTAATTTAAAAGGTTTAATAGCCGTGGTTACCCAATAGCCACGGCTATTTGTTTTTGTAAAAATACAGATTTTTGTATCAATTGCAATGCCCTGATAGCAAATATTCATCTGTCAATTTGCAGGCAAGTATAAGAATACCCCGTTTAACCAGCTCATCAAACACACTGGTTTTGCCTGCCCCTTGAAATGTCACCGAGTACTTACTATACAGTACATCAGGCTTCAGCCTTTCCATCGTTTGTTCTAATAATGATTTTCTTCTTTGTTTCATTTGGCTTGTTCCTTTCTAGTCTTATTTTAAATGGCAACTCCTTTTCAGTTACAGTAATTATCTGACCTCATACATCGTAAGTGCCAGCCTTATTGATTGTTAAGTTACAAATGTCAAAGTATGCAATTGGTATTTCAATAATATCGTTATTTGTAAATTTCATCGTATGTGTCGTTTATAAATTCCTTAAGTATGTTTGTGACAGTGATTACGCCGTCTACATTGCTATGTGATCTAGCAAAATAGTACGGAGGCAAATTGAAATCAATTGTTTGTATTTCTATGTAATACAATCTTTCAATGCTTACTCCCATTCGCTCAATTGTGTAGCGCAAATTTTTATACTCAAAGCTAACGGCAAAATTCAAATCGGTGTTGTTGCAATGTTCGCCAAATGTATGTAGCTCATAAAGCTGCCCATCTATGTTTTCAAATATAAGTTGTAGGGCTTCTTTTTCGCCTACCATCATCCCTGACAATATTTGTATGCTCAGTTGTACGTTTACAGGCTCACCGCTGGCTATTAAAGCCCTTAGCTTGTCAAGTTCTTCGGCTGGTGGCTTTGGGCAATCGCTATTTATTTTTATCTGAGGTATTTTCATCATCATTTTTCAGTTTAAGCCTTTTGCAAATTTCATGATAAGCATCAAGTACCACGAGTAGGTGGTAGCAAGTACTATATTCCAATGGCAAGTCATCCATATTCAAAGGAGAAATATCGGTGTAATCTCTAGTTGCTAAGTATGTTTGTACGTCTCCCGAAACCTCAATTAATTCTTTGATTACCTTTTTTGAATCATCTACTTGATCGGGATCAAGTCCCCAATGCTCTACCTCAAACAGTAAATTGTTCAAGCTTTTTCTAGTCTCTTCAGCACTATACTCTTGAACATTTTGTGTAGTACCGATCACTGCTTTTTCAACAAAGTAATGTTCTGAAATTTCTTCCATTTCATCAGAAGGCATAAACGGTCGGCAAAATGTCCACCTGCTGTAATCACCATCTACAAACAAACTATTCCTTGTATTTGTAAATCTTATACAATAGGTAGACGAATCATCTATTTGCAAGCGATCTACTGTAATGGTATTGCCATCATCTGATTTAAACACCTCTCTTTTATGCTGGTGCCTATCAAAATTTACTCGAGTGTATTTTTTCATTGCTTGTTATGAATTTAGTTGTTAAAATGTAATTGGAAATTTTGAATTGTATTCACCCATTATTTGATGAATGATAGGAAAGTAATCGTCAAATAAATTTATATCAAACTCTTCGTATAATATTTCTTGACCATGCATTGTGTTATCGATTACCAAAATTCCAAGTGTATCTTTTTCTCCATATCTGTGGTAATGCAATCCTAAATCTACCTTTTTAAAACGATAGGTGTTGTTTTTTACACCTTCTATAAAACAAGGTTTATATGAGCCGCTAATTTCATTAAAATTAAATTCATGGTCTATCAGGTAAAAAAACCTAGCGATGCAATCAAGATAGGTTTTGCCTTTGCCCTTCATTATGTAAAACGCAAGTGTTACGTTTGACCAATCGTTTGACTTTGAGAGGTTGTCTATATTTTGTTGTTCTACCGCTTCCATATTCAACTCTTAAAATGTAAGTACTTCTTCATTGATTTCTTTTGCTCCGTTATCAAAAAACTGCTTTATCTTGTTTAGCACTTTATTGCAAGTTTCAACATCATCAAACCTCACCATTATACGCTTTAAGCTGGGGGCTGTAAACTCCATTACCATTACATAGACTTGAACCTCGTATACATCGTACACCGTCTCAATTTCTCCATTGCTACGTACAATGTATGCTTGGTTTTTGCCAAGGTCATAAGTAAGTGATTCGCCATCTGACAGCGAAGCTACTATCATACTTTTGTTTATAACTAAGTGTCTCAATTTTCGGATATATTAAAAAAGTTAAAATGTCTTTTCTTGGCAGAAAGAATATTTAAGTAAGATGTATTAAAAGCTATCAGATCAAAAAAAGTTTGATGGTTGTACATCTTTAAAACATTGCCATTCACCTCTATATTGGCTTTGGCAATAACATCCTTGTGGACTAAAGTCTTTAGCCCATTGCACTCCACTAGTATGTACTGGTCGACTTTTTTTTCTGGTTCCATGTTCTTTCAAAATCAGGCTTGTAAACTAACTCAATGCCCTTGCCATTATTTAATTTTCTTGTCCTTATGGACTCCCTGTTTCTGTTAAAGAATCTATAAACGGACGCATGTGGCGCCCCAAACTGTTGCTTAAATTCTGCAACGGTTGATACGTTATTCAGTACAGTAGAAACTATTGTTTTTCTTAGTTCTGGTAGGAATGTCCTTAGCCCCTCATCTGTCATCGCATCGTTTACACGTATAAACAGTTTCTCAATGTCTGATAGCTCTTGATCAAACACGAAACGTCCGTAAAAATCTAACTTCCTACCTGTGTGGCTTGAGTAGCCATCAGATAGGCTACCCAATTCGTGTTGAAAGCTCTCAGGTATCTTTGACCGTTCAATAAAAATATTTTGCTCAATCTCAAAAATAAAATTTTTGAGGTCTGTTTTCTGTTTTTCTGTCATGTCAAAAATGATATGTTTATACACAAAAGTAATACTTATTTTTCATAATACAAATATTTGATGTATATTTGCACGTAAATAAAAACACTTAAAGTAATACTTTAACCTACACTAATAATGATTGAATGGTTTAAAAATATGGTTGTCATCTTGTTTTGCATTGTGGCAATTGCCATCAACACATACAGGGTTATGGTGCTGATGGGTTTATACCTGAGTCTTGGCAGGCTATCCCAAGCAATACGGGCAAGATTAAGGCAATGGTTTAATAGCAGTAAGCCCCCACCCCCCACTACCCCCACCCCTGACGATGCCCCCAGTGGGCAAAAAAGGGAGAACCCTAGTAGTAGGGTAGGGGTACAAGATGATGGTACTGGCTCTATTACTTGGTGTGTAAAGCACGGTAGAATTGAAGGCTTCAATACCTGTCCAATATGTGAACTAGAAAAAACACAGCAACACTTTAACCGAACAAATGATGCAGTTTGAAATAAACAAGAGAGGTGATATAGTAGATGGTATAGACGTGCTTATGGCAATTCTAAAAGGTGATTTTATCACCGATGGCAAATACAGCATTGAGATAAAAAAAACGGGAGACGTAAGAAGCAAAGATTTTAATAAGTACTATTGGGGTGTTGTTGTAAAGACCTTTGTACAGTGCCATAATGATAATACCTACCCTGCAATAACTTACCTAGAAGGGCACAAGTTTTTATCAAGTAAGTTTAACATAAAGGAAGAAATAACTATTACCACTGATGGGGTAGAGGTAAAGCAAACACGCATAAGCACATCCAACCTTAGCCAGCAAGAGTTTAGAAACTACATCAACAATTGTACAGCATTTATAAATGATTTGTTTAACACAGATTTAAAATATTCATAACTAAAAATTGCACAAAATGAAGAATCTATTTTATCTATTCAGTAAATTATTGTTACACATTATATCGGCATACATCGGCTATTTCGCAGCAATTAAGCCGATCACGGGTTGGTTTAACAAAACGTGGGCTGACAAAAACCAATGGCTAATAATAGGGCTCTGCATAACCTTATTATTGATAATTGAAAAGGTATACTCTGATGCATTGAGGGGATTGATCGACGGAATAAAATACAAATCATCAAAAGGGCTTGGTCTAGTGGTGTTCGGGCTTATAATGGCAGGTGGCGCAAGCATCACAGCTACTTACTACGGCTCATATAAAACGCCTTTTTATGACCGAGATATAAAGACAAGCCTATACAATGTAGACAGCTTAGAGAGTGAATTAAACACTAGATTATTGGCACACAAAAACACCTATGAAGCTGAAAAATTAAAGGCTGAATCAGACTTTATTATCTCAACTAAAGTATACACACAGATGATCCAAAGCTACCCAAAAGCATCTGCTTATTACCAAGCAAAGATTGATGAGCAAAGCAAGTTGAAAAATAAAAGATTGAGCGATATACAGGGAGATTATTCAATGAAGTATTCACGAGACACATCATACATTATGCCCAAGGTAAGAATGTTTGTTAGTAAAAACGAGTCAATAAAAGTCGATAGGCTAAATCAAGATGAGGCAAACGGAGACATTATGGCAATCATATCTATACTTATGCAAGTGTTTATGATATATTTTACTATTGCCACAAAACCTCTTAGATTTAAAATAACCAACCCATTTGCAAAATTTTCTTTTGTTACTAGTATTGTGAGCAACAATGTAACAAATATAATAAATCGTGTAACTATTGGAAACCAGATAGTTACACTAGAAATACTATTGAAAGAAGCTGACGCAAAGACCAAACAATATTTTGAAAACGGCTTAAACGTCGAAGGTAAGAAAGAACTAGCTGAAGCAATGATACCATTGCTTGTAAATGGCAATCCAGTAAACACCCTTAACAAGATGTGCGCTAACAAAGGTTATTCGACTGGTACGTTGTCTCACATCAAAAACAGGCTTGCCCCACTATTGGCAAACAAGGGACTTATACAAGTAGAGGCTAATTAACTATGCATCAAATTTTAACCTTTTAAATAAAACAAGATGAACGACAAATCAGAAAAGATAAAATGTTTCAGTTGCGAAGAAACATTTGAAGTATCAGCTGAAGAACAAGATAAAAGAGAAGCACCTGCTAAGATGTGTGACAGATGCTATGAATCATACCAAGACTCCATATTCAACATGGAGGACTAACAAACATAAAAACTTGTGGGCAAAATGTCCATAGGTAATTTTATTCATAACATTAAACAAAGAACAATGTATAACCCAAACAGAGGCGATCAAAGCAACGCGACACAAGATTCATTAAACATACTTAAGCATTTTGCTACAAGTAAGCACAAGCAGTTTATCAAACTAATAGATGATCTGCCATCAAAAAATATCAACATAGAATCATTTAATTTTGAGCCATCGGATGAAATTCTTAAGCCGTTTAATTCGGTATACCCAGAGAGTGAATTAAGATACGATATAACGGTTGTTTTGGTAAAGCAAGGTTATGAATTGGATACGACATTTGGCATTGATAACTCACATGATGGGAATGAACCTGTCATGAATAATCGAATTTGCAAAAATCAGGTAAAAAGGCAGCTAGAATTTACCATCAACACCAAAGACCCACATCTTGTAAAAGATATTGAAGGCATTGAGGAGTATACAAATAAATTAACATTGCCAAAAACCCCTATTCTAATACAAAAGGACTGTTTAGAAATGGATGATCTGGCTAATATTGTTGCAGATTTTTTTGAGCCAATATACATGCAAAGTAAACTCAAAAAATAACCTTTGGACATTTTGCCCATAAGTACCAACACTTGCAATTTATTGCAAGTGTTTTTTTATGTATGTACATTTGCATAAACCATTTGAATTAAGAGGGATGAAAATAATAATAACGGGCAAGCCAAACACAGGCAAAAGTACAATCATAAAACACCTACGAACACTACTATCAATCAATTCACTACGCAGGTCTTTACAACTAGATAAGCAAGATTACAGAGTAATCAGTATAGATGCCATGAGAAAGTTTCATGGCGATGGTACAATGGAGGGAGAAGATAGGGCATATGGCAAGTTCTTTTATTTTGCTAAGAAGAACCCGTATTGCATAATGGAATGTACTGGTTATTCTTATAGGTACTCGGAGCTGCTTAGTAATCGCCTCTACCAGTCAACAATATTCTTTGAGCTACATGCTGACTGGGACACAAGGCAACACCGCGCAAGTGAAAAAATACACATTGATAAATACAAGCCTGTGCCATTCCCATACTTCAATATGCCCAGCGATGGTTTGGAGAAATACCAGAACGTTTACGACTCGCTCACGCAAAACCAAGCATATGTCGACACTAACATACTTAAGTATGAGCACCTGCCCCACCATATTCAAAACTACGATATAGATAATACCCTTAGCGAGATTGTAACGCAGCTTATTCGTAAAAGGAGGCTTATGATGAATCAAGTATCTGATCAAGTAAGCAAGTGCCAATCGGCTAAGTATAGGAGTACGAAATGTAGATATAAATTTTGCGCATGTAATTACCTAAAAAAAACAACAAAATAATATGTCGTAAATTTGGGGATGCAATTATTCTCAAATGCCTTTTTCGTGAGGGCACGTATAGTAGAAACTGACTTTGAGTTCAGTTACCTTACAGAGTCTTTTAGCTTTGAGGACTCGGTTTCTATGGATTCTGAGGCTACCTTTCAGCTAAACGGATTAACCATTGATCAAACTAGGGATACCTTTAAACTTGGGCAAACCATTGAGTTTCGCTTTGGGTACATTAAAGGCGAGCAAAGTGAACTTATAACTATGCGCCTTTCAGGATTGCAACCATTTTTTTCAGACACAATTAAATATACATTGAAGTGCCGAGACTTTGGTACTATCATGAAAGGCGACAAAACAGGCTCAGGCGAACCGTTCATAAACCGTACTGCTTCTGATATAGCAAGAATCATTGCGTTTCGTAATGGTCTTAAAATAGACTTTGTGCCTACTACAAAAATATACGAAAACCTTCCACAAGGTAGCGAGAATGACTACAGGTTTTTAAAACAGCTGGCAATACTTGAAGATCAACCTTATGACTCTTGGATACGTGGCAAAACACTTTACTTCAAGCCTAAAAACATAGATAATTCAAGCTTGAAAACATTTGCTTATAGAGGTTTTGCCCCAAACATAACCGCTTTTGAGGCAAATGTAAATGAAACCAATCAAAACAAAACAATGGGCAATGGCGAGCTTAAGCCATCGGGATATGATCCAGTCACTAAAAAACAAACTGCTGTAAAAGATGCTGGGCAAGTTAAGCTAAAAGATACGTACCTTGGCAGGAATGCAGTAAACCCAAACTACACCATTGCGCAGACAGTCGGATTACAAACATACGACACCAGGCTGAAGCAAAATAAGCTAAACACCATAAGTAGAAATGCTTCGCGTAAGCTTATAGTGGCAACGTTAGATACTGAATTAACTCCTTTTCTAGCTGCTGATGATATTGTGTCGGTACTGGGAGTAGGGCAGTGGCAGGGCACATACTACATTGACACCATCAGGCACGAAGGTAGCTCTGGTGGCGCAACCACATCCATAACATTAAATAAAAATGCAACTGATACGTCAGTAAATGTTAGCCCAATTGAAATATCTAAAAGCGATGATGTGAGCATAAACAATAAAACTGACGACAATAGCTTGACAGGAGTAAATAATATAAGAGAAAAATCTATAAGCAATTACAATCCAGATACGGGATTAGTTACGGACAACTAAAAACAAACAACCAATATGATTTATTTAGGGGAATTATTAAATGATGAAAAAAAAACGTATGTAGAATTTCACCTGATTCAAAAGCCAGTAAGTGTATTCGTTCTAAGGTGGACAAACAATGTAACCGATGATGTAATGCTTGAGACATACATGCATGCATTAAACAACTATATCAATAAACTTTCATCCTTGTACATAGTAGAAGATACTCGTATGTTGGATAGGATGTTTTCAACAGACTTTTTCAAAGAAACATATTCGGAATACTTGAAAATGATAAAGGGCTACTTCGTCGTAAGCTCTACGTCAGAATCAACAAACCATAGTGTTTCGGATTTGGAGGCTTACTTTTCCAATAAACCTTTAAACTATGTGTCATTTGATTTTTTCAATGATACATTGAAAGAAATTATGTATGGTGAGGGACTGGATACGAGTATAGACGATATAGATCAAACTTATCGTTCAAACATCAACGCCACATCAGACACTCACTTACAGCTTAAAATCCTTGACAAAGCCAAGGAAAATAAAATGCTTCGAGACAATATAAAGGTGCTTGAAGAAAAGCTAAGAAACAAAGCCGTATCCAAGCGAATAAGACTCGGGGTACACGCCTTTGCAAGCATGATAGGTTTCACATTTAAGACTGAAATAATGATAACTTTGATGGCTGTATGGGGCAAAGGCAAAGCATTACTCACTTACCTTATAAATTTATTTTAGCTATATGAATGGCAATGAAAAAGACATATTAAATGCTCTGGGCTTTGACGAATGCATGGGCACCGTAATGACATGGCGTAATGCAATTGTAAGAAGTACCGATGATCCTGCAAACTTACGCAGGATAAAGGTGCAATGTGAGGAAATTCTTCAAACAAACAAATCGTCAGGGTTTTGTTACTATGAGGGTGGATTTTTTGGGAAGGGGTACGGGCAATTTTTACCCCTACCCCTTAAAGGAGATAATGTAATTGTAAGGACAGCCAACGGCTCACCAATAATCAACGATGATAACCCTTTAATTTGGAATTATGGGCAATTATCAAAAGGGGATAAACCATCGGTTGCAGGCGCAAAAGCATACACTCTTGTAATGCCTGATGGTGGGCATCGGTTAAAGCTGGACTTTGACGAAAATAATAACATTGTTGAGCTTGTGCACTCAAACGGAAATAATATTAAATTCACAAATGATGCGGTAACAATAACAAGTGACGGCAACACTATCACAATGCAAGGTGCCAACATAAATATCAAAAATGCTTCGGGTTCTGAATTAGACCTTAATACCTTAATTAAAATAGGTAATAGTTTTGGCACTATTAAAACCATACTTGATCCATTGTTTACGGCAATGATAAGTGAAAGTGCCATTATACCAGCCTCGGCAACTGCCGCGCAGAATGCCAAGATATTGCTTAACCAGATATTTGCATAGGAAAATATTTAGTTATACCTTTGTTGCATACCAATGTCCTGATGGGGTGGGTAATGGGTTCAATTCCCTACATTGGTACGACAAAATGCTGATGAAGCATCTTGAGTTTATGTTTTGCAGTTTTAGTACTATGACACAAAAACGCCTTCCTAAAATATCAAATGGTATTTTAGGAAGTAAAATATTTAGGACACATTACCTTTTAGGTATAGTTCGGGTTAGCCAAGCCAACACATTTGTGTTGGCTTTTTTAGTTAGTCCCCACCTGTAACCTCAAAACCCAATATATCGGGTATGATTATCACAGTGCCTACTATCCCAGACAAATCAAATGGATTTATGAATATGCTACTGTTGGCTCCAAGTATAGCCCAATAGTAAGTGTTATAGTTTTCTACTATGTTCCTGCCAAACTTGTAAATAATATCGTCCAAGGTATCATCTTGACTTACTTCGTACCTTATGTCCGTTTCTCTGGGGCTATAATCAAACCCGCCCCACCAAAGCTCAGTCCTTTCGCTAAATGTAACTTTTAACCCGCGTGGAAAACCATAGGGATTATTGGTCCTTAAATCTATTATTTCCGCCATATCATCGCTAGTTGTTAAGCCCCCTAAGTGTCAAGTTTTGATAATTGCCTGCATAACTCTGCCTATCTCTAAACTCCAAAGGTTGTTCTATAAGCGATATTGAAACATTACTTTGAGCTGGGGCATATTCCAAAAATTCAAAGAAGTTAGTGTGTGTAGTTTCTATACTGCTAACAATCCATCTTTCAATATCCAACATAGAAGCCCATTGTATTTTGATGGGAGGATACCCACGCTGACTATCTACTTTTACGAGTGATTGCAAAAACCTTGTGGCTGTAATTGTTGCCTCGCCAAACACATCGTCTATTGCCTCACTATACAATGCTGGCAAATCAATGTCAAAGCTTGCCGTCCGACTACCATTCACAAACTGTTGCCTTACGTTATTCTCACCAATGATGCCAATCGAAGCAAAATTAGCTGTGTCGCTAATTTTTAGAGAATTTGGCACGTATGGCAGCTTAAAAACTGATCCTGTCTGCAAATCTTGTATTGTAATTGACGTGGGCATTTGTAAGTTGTTTTTTAACTATATTTGTGATCAATCAATACAAATATAAAGCATCGCTATGAAAAAAATATTTAGGTTTTTGGCTAGTCTTTTTGGCATTAAAAAAAAGGTAAATCAAAGCATTACCGACAAAGAAGATATTAGCAAAAGTGATGACAGACTAGGCGCCTTTATGTCTGAGATCAAAGATAGTATTGATATAATCAATGCCAGTGACACGGAATTTATGAAAACCGTGCTTGAGTCCCTTGGAAAGCAAATCAAAGGCATTGCCCCTAAATATGTTATAGATAATATAAATAGCAGGCTTGAAAAGTTTTTCAAAAAGGAAATCCCAGCTACAGTTGCCACCAATGCAATAAGGGCATTTGCCAAAAACAATAAATATGACCTAACCAACCTAAGCCTACCAATACTGGCAGGTAAAAAATCAGAGGTTAGCTACCTAGATGGGTATACGATTACGAACCCCTTTGTAGCTTACTTTGAGCGTTTAGAGCAAAATGCAATTATAAACCCAGATATATCTAATGCGGTTCTTCAAGACATCTTACTTTCAAACACAAGCTTGACGTACACCTTTGATGAATCGGTGCCTAAAAGAGCATTGAAAAACATGAACACTGCCCTTAAAAAATTCTTTGATTCTGTTTATATGGGTAGGGGCATCAGGGCATTTATGGCAGACTCAGCCTATGATCTGTCTGTATTTGGTGCACTCAGTAATGAGGCAGAAATCAACGACCCGCCAATGGATGGCATTAAAGAATTGTGGCGGGTTAAAAACCGTACAATTCGTTGGGTTTTAAAAAATGGTGAATGGAAGGTTTGCCAACTAAGTCCAAGAACTGGCAGGCTCATAGAGCTTAACCCACTCACATACATATACAATCCTATATTGTCAAATAGTGAAGTGCCTTACGGCATACCTCCTTTGCTCCCATCAATCAAAATGGAGGAAATAGAAAGCATAATGCTAGATAGTTTCGTCGGAGTTATGAAGCGTTACGGGGTATTGGGACTTGTTACAGCTCTATTAAGTGTAGAACCAGAGAGAGAGGAAGAAGAAACCGACGAGGAATACCTAAAAAAAGTAAATAAGTTGATGGAAGAAACCGCCAACCAAATAGAAAAAAATTGGGCAACAGGAATAATGGTAGGGCTTGAAGGAATGCACGAATTTAATCTAACAGGAAATAATGTAAATGCCAGCGGACTAGATAGCTTATTCAATGTACTTGATACCAGACTTGCCGCAAGCCTAAAAACATTCCCAAGTATGATCGGACGACCGTTTACGGTAGCCGAGACGTTTGGTAGAATCATATTAGAAGTAACTACGGGAAAGCTTGAAACCATACAAGATAAGCTTGCAAAGATGGTAGAGAAGTTTGCTAAACTGCAGTTGAGGCTGCTAGGTTTTCCACCACAGTACTGGAGTACTCTTAAGGTGGAACTCAAAAAAGCAACGATAAGGGATGAATTTAGAACTGCACAAACACGTAGGACAAACGTCGAGACTGATATAATGCTTAGAGACAATATGGTAATAAATAACGATCAGGTAGCCCAACAGCAGGGTTACGATAGCGCCGTAGACCCTAACTTTGTAAACAACCCTGATAGTGCCACTACTCAACCTGATGATGGCACTGGCACCGATATGTAATAGACAGCAAGTTACTGTCTATTACTTTGATTTACTTGGTATTCCGTGGTACTGATGGCTATTCGTCTACCGTCTAGGTTTATAGGTCCAGGCATAGACTGGATATTTACATTGTTTTGATTGGTGACTTGTGGCGTATTCGCATTAAATGCTAGCATGGCATTTTGGGCAATAGCTGCTTTTTGCCTGTCGGTTACTCCACCGCTGCCACTTGCTTGTATTGCCTTTTGTATCTTTTCTGAATTATCACCACTGCCTAGCCCAACAAAATCAAGTACGTCATCAAAAGATGGCAGAAGGTTGAATAAATCCTTCATTTTACCAACAAGGTAATCCCACGCGTTTGATATGCCTTCTACGATGCTATTCACAATGTCAGAGCCTATCTTTACAAACTTATCTGGAATTCCCTTAAACCAAGTAACAAAATCATTTAATTTATTTGGTATTGTCTCTGTAAAAAGTTTAGTGAAAAATTCTCCTATCATGCTGAAAATTGCACTGAAGTTTTCACTCATTTGGACAAAGAAGGCTTTCACCTGAAGTCCTACATTGTTTAGGCTTGTGACTATGCTTATAAAAAAGTCTCTTATTGATAATCCTATTTCGTGCAATTTCAAGACAAAATTTATGATAGCATTTTTTACAGCCATTATTTTTTGATTGGTAGCAATGGTAGCTTCTTTGACTTTTATGAAAAACCTTACCATCATATTGGCACCTTTTATAAGTAACACCACTGCCTCACCTATTCCTCTTACTATTACTGCCAACACAGCACCAAGGTTTTCACCCATTCCTCTACCGGCTTTGTTTATTCCTCCAAATGCACCACTAGCTTTGTTGCCCATCCCGAACAACTCTCCTAGGGATTTGGCTACTTCAAATATCGCCCCTTTTATTTTGGCAAAGACTGGCTCTATTACGGCAAAGTTTCTTTTAAACCCTATTATAATACCACCTATAAGGTTTGCTACAAACTTTATAACAGGCGCAACAACCCTTGCAATAAATGTTGCTATATGTCCTATTATTGTGGCAAGCTGGTGTCCTGCATTCGCTGCACCTTGCATTTGCTTACCAACGCCCGCAAAAGTATCTTGACCACCTCTAAACTCCTTTGCTACATCAGCAAAAACATTCTGTATTTCTTTCCATACGGACACAAATATTTTTTTGATGGGCACTATGGCATTCATAAAACCATCCCTAAACCCATGTAAAAATGCTCCAATATTCAGAAGTATTTTTTGAAACGTAGTCATCTCTCCAGCCACGCCTTTGGTCATATCTTCATATGCGCGCCAAGCTTTTACCCCTAGCCATACCACAGCCGCCAATGCACCTATTGCCGCAATAATCGGTAGGAGTGGGGCAAATGCCGCCCACAACCCCTGTATTGCTACTGTAAGTAAAGTGAATCCAGCTTTAAGAGCAACAGCGGAACCCATTACAGTAATGAGTCCACCCAAGGCAGTAACTATATGGGTAATAAAGGAGCCAATAGGTGTTTTAAGAAAATCAGTAAAGCCTTTCACAAACTTAATTACTATCTGCGTACCTAGCCTGAGTGCCTTATTTAGATTCTCCCCTATTTGTATTTTTAAGTCTGATACTTTTGAATCAAGTGATTTCAAATCACCTCCTAAGTTATCAACCATTGTTTTAGCCATTTGGCGCGCTGTACCATCAGACTTTTCTAACTCCTCGCCAAATTTTTTGATGGCTTCGCCTGCATCAAATGCATTACCGTTTACATCTTTCGTAGCAGATACAAGCGTGGCAATGTTTCGTGCTGCATTTACCCCAAATATATCTGATAAAGCGCCTAGCTTTGCCGCTTGTTGTTCCTTGCCCAAGCCTCGGAATTGTTTCGATAGCTGATTCATCATAGAGGGCAATCCGACAAATTTACCTTGGGCATTGAAAAATGATACGCCCAGTTTTTGCATTGCCAGCTTAGCCTTTTTGGTGGGCGATCCCAGCTTGAGTAGGGCAGATGATAAGGTTTGTGTTGCAGCTCCGCCTTGTATACCCGTGTCCCCAAGGATACCAATTGTGGCAGCTACTTGGGTAAGCGGTATATTCAATACACCAGGCGCGGCAACACCTTGGATTTTTTTGAAAGCTTCCGCAAGTTGCCCAAGGTTTGTATTTGACCTGCTAGTGGTGAGCGCCAGTACATCAGATAGTTTTGTCATGTTTTTGCTGGTGGCGGCTATCTTAAAACCACCAGCTATATTTGATATAATGTCTGCTGTTTTTCCAAGCGCTGTATCTGTGGCACTTGATAGGTCCAATACAGCGCCTATACTGCCTTTGACTTGCGATTTATTAAAACCCGCGCGGGCAAGAAACTCCATTCCTTCGCCCACTGATTTAGCATCAAATACAGTATCAGAAGCCAATTGCCGAGCTACTTTTCGCAATCCTTCCATACCTGCCGCTGTAGACCTTGTGACGGCTTGCACCTTTGACATTTGGCTATCAAAAGATATAAACTCTTTTACGGCATCTCCAATAGGTCTAAGTATTGATTTGCCAATATTCATACCTGCCATAGCCGTAGCCATTGTAGCGGACGCCTTGGCAGACTTCATTGCTAACTTATCTATGTTACCAGTAGCTTGCTTAAGCCCTGCATTCAAGCTATTCAATTTATTTGAATAGCCATCAAATACCGAAATCCTTATACCAAATTCTAATGCCATAGCGCAATTTAGGCATAAAAAAACACTGACATTTTTGAAAATATCAGTGTTATATAATTTCTGAAAATAATACTTATGAGTATTTATTACGCCTCTCCAATTCTTCATTACGCCTTTTAATTTCCCTAAGCGTAACCATGTGCATTATTTCTAACTGCCTCACATCGTAATGACTCATCTTGAGAAAGTCTAAGTAGCTGCCTAGTGAGATTCCATGTTGCCCATTACTTAGGAAGTAGAATCTCCATGTACTAAAAAATCATTGACCTCAAAAGCGAATTGAGGTATTTCAAATACATTAAGCTTTTGAGCGCCTTGTTGAGTGTCAGCTATTGCATAAGCCGCAAAGCTGCCAATAAAATTTGCCACTATCATCTTGAGTGAAGGTATAACCTTCCTCGGTAGCTTTTCCAAATCACTCCTTAATATGTCACGACCGTTTTTATTATCTTCTGTTGTTGCCCAACGGTACTGAAGCTTGATCATTTGTTCTTCAATCTCGGTGATTTCTTTGCCTACCTTTCGCCTTTTTTTGGAGATTTGTTCGTACCTTTTATCCAGCAATCCATGTGGCAAAACGAAGGTGATTTGCCTTATATCATGTTTTGCTATTTTGATTGTAGCCTCTGTCTTGTAAATTTCTTCTAATTCCTTCAAACTCTTGATACAATATTCTGAATATTCTAAGTAGAATTGCTTAGGGTTTTCTACAACGACCTCACCACTGCCTGTTTTTTCTTTCATTTTGCTGCAAACGGCATCATAAGCCTTTGGTATCAATTCAAATTCTACGTTGTCCATTGTCCTTACATGCTTGAACACGTATGTCTCCGTTTCGTTTTCAATCTCCGTTACAAATTCTTCATACTCACCATTTACATGGGTAAAGAATGCATACATTAAAATTAGCAGATCAATTGCGTTAAGATGATCCAGCAGATTTGTTTGCCTCAGCACATCACCTGAAAGTTCTCCAAAATTTTCAACACAATCGGTAATTATTTTTATTACCTTTTCGTGGTTTTGAACATCCTTCATTATGCCATCAATTTCCTCAAGTGTTGGCTGCCTGAGTCTGAATGGCATTGTGCTAGTAAAGACATACCAAGGACTGTAGTTGCTAATTTCACCTTCAGCGTTTTTTGGCTGGATTGGTTTAACATTTTCTATATTTGCCATACGTGTATTTATGTATAAGAATTGTGTAAAAAAATATCTTGTATTGTTTGTATTACAAAAAGATGTATGTATATTTGCATATACATTAGTTGATAACACAAATATACATAAATAAAAATGAAAAATTTTAAAGACTCCCACAGAACATTCCTAAAACTTGTTTGTAAATTCACGCACATACTTAGAGGCTTGAACAAAGGAATGAGTTTTTCAGAAGCCAATGAACTAGCCAGAAAAAAAATAGGATTGATGAAAACAGGCATGGTAAAAATAACTTTTGTAAAATCCGATGGCGAAAAAGTTACAAGGATAGGTACTTGTGATTACCAGTCACTTCAAAGCTATGGCTTACTTAAGCCTTTTGTCGCTAAGGACAAAGCACAAAAAAATAAAGCCAATAGTACTTTTAAGTACTATGACTTTACACGTGACGATAAAACCTCTACTGGGTTTAAGGGATTTAGAAGCTTTACAATATCGCAACTGGTGGACATTGAATACTGTGAGTACTCAATACCGTTTTTGATAAAAATGAAAAATGCTTCATGAACTTAAATAAGTGATTCTCCTTTTGAATAGATCATTGTAAAAACCCTAGGTAAAGTTTACTTAGGGTTTTTTTATTCACAATACAAGCATGGCGCTTTATTATAACCCCTACACAGGGAATGTAAATAAAGCTTCATTCACTGAGGTCAGTGTTTCAGGTTTTAGCAGTACTTCCGCCATTACATTTTCTGAGCTATCGCGCGATACCTCATCTGCAAATGGGTTGAACTCGAAGACTTTGCATCGCCCATATATAAATGTGATATTGGTTGCCAAAGATATCACGTTTACAGAAAATTGTGAAGTTGGCAAGCCAACTTGGTTTGCCGCATACTTGTCTT